TAAATGAAATTTTACTTACTGCTTATTTACACGATGATAATCTAACTAAGAGGATTCCAATAGGTGGAACCTTTAGAAAAAATTATGTAGCAAGTTTCACACGAGAACATCAGGAAATGAAAAGTAAAAATAACTTCTATAAAGATTTCACACCATGAAAAATAACAAACAAACGAAAAATTTTGCAATAATTGGAGCATCTGGATATATTGCTCCTCGCCACATGAAAGCTATAGAAGAAACTGGAAACAATCTAGTTGCAATATTAGATAAAAATGATAGCGTTGGAATAATTGATACGTATTTTCCAAAAGCAGAACTTTTCTTAGAATCTGAAATGTTTGATCGTCATATGTATAAGTTAAAAGATACTGATCGTAAAATAGATTACATATCAATATGTTCTCCTAATTATCTACACGATGCTCATATTAGACTTGCGCTAAGAAATGACGCAGATGTTATTTGTGAAAAACCTCTAGTATTGAACCCTTGGAATATAGATGAACTAATGAAATTAGAAATTGAAACTGGTAGGCAAATTAACAATATTCTACAGCTACGTTTGCATCCATCGGTTATTGAATTAAAAGAAAAGATAGATAATGGGCCTTCTGATAAAACGTATGAAGTTACTTTAGATTATATTACAAGTCGAGGTAATTGGTATTTGAGATCCTGGAAAAATAAAATGTCAAAATCGGGAGGAATTGCTACTAATATAGGAATTCATTTCTTTGACATGCTCATTTGGATATTTGGAAATGTTAAAAATTCTACTTCTAATCATTCTGAAACGAGTGCTAGTGGATATCTAGAACTAGATCGGGCTAATGTGACATGGAAATTGAGCATTGATTCTGATGATTTACCCTTAGAATATAAACAAAAGGGGTTGCCAGTATACCGTTCAATTTGCATAGATGATAGTTCATTTGAATTCAGCACAGGATTTACTGATCTGCACACTAAATCGTATGAAAAAATACTAATAGGAGAAGGATTTAAATTAAGAGACGCTATTCCAAGTGTTGAATTAGCTTACAAAATAAGAAATAATAAATAATAAGTAATGAAATTAGGAGTATCATATACCGTATTTGATGGAATAGAACTATTGGAATATTCTATAAAGCAAATAAGAGAACACGTTGATTTTATACACGTAGCATATCAGGATATTTCATGGTTTGGATCACAGATGTCACAGAGTGATAAAGACATACTAAGTAGGCTCCATAGAAAAAAACTAATCAACTCATTAGATAAATTCTCTGATTTCAAAAATCTAAATAGAGCATGTGCATCTAATATACAAACATCTAAGGCTTTTGAAATGCGTAAAAGACAATTTGGATTAGACGCATGTGTTAAGCAGGGTTGTACTCATTTTATATCAATGGACGTTGATGAATTTTATAAAGCCGATGAGTTTAAAAATGCCAAAGATATCATCATAGAACGTAATATCACAAGAAGTTCATGTTCATTTATAAATTATGTTAATCTCCCAATATATCATAGAGGATATGATAGTTCGTCAGTTCCTTTTATATGCAAAGTCAATGCTTCCTCTAGGATGAGCAAATCGTTCTTTACTAGATGCGACCCTACTAGGGGAATAAACGCAATTGCTAAAGGCGGTGATGTGAGGCTACCTATATCAAATATAACTATGCACCACATGGAAACTATTAGAAAGGATCTCAATAAAAAATACACATCTACTACAAGAGCCGTGTTTAATAGAGCTAGAACTAGTGAATTGGTAAACAGTATAAAACTAGTGAATGAAGATACCAAGACTTTTGGATTTAATAAAATTATATTTCCAAAAACCCCTAATGTATCTCTTAAAACTGTAGATAACATATTTAAAATTCCATATGCAACTTGGCAATAACATAAACGCATGCAACACACAAAAATAATAGCAGAAATAGGAATCAATTTTGCATATGGTAACGACCGGTCTAAATTCTTAGACAATGCAAAAAGACTAATCGACGTAGCCGTTGTTGCAGGTTGTGACTGGGTTAAATTCCAAAAGAGATCACCAGATCACTGTGTTCCAGAAGAACAAAAAACTAAACCTAAGAGAGTTCCATGGAGAACTGAAGAAACCACCTATATTCAATACAAACATGACATCGAGTTCAATGAGGAACAGTGGCAAGAATTATATGCATATTGCGAAGATAAACCGATTGGGTTATTCGCATCAGTATGGGATAAGCCTTCTGTTGATTTTATGATGCGCATGTGTCCACAGATAGCTAAGATACCGTCTGCTTTAATCACTGATATCGATTTATGTTTATATGCAGATCATAAATTTGATCATATGATAGTAAGTACCGGAATGAGTACTGAAGAAGAAGTGGTTAGATGCATGGACGCAATCCAACCTGATATTGTAATGCACACTAATTCCAGTTACCCATCCAATGTAGGTGAACTCAGGTTAGAATACATAACGTGGCTAAAAGACAAATATGGACATAATACTGATATCGGTTATTCTGGACATGAATATGGTTTAACAACCACAATGGCTGCAGTGACTCTTGGAGCAACGTGGGTTGAAAGACATATTACTTTAGACAGAACTAATTGGGGAAGCGATCAAGAGTCCTCAGTTGAACCTAGCGGACTAATGAAGTTGGTTAAAGGAATACGCGATATTGAAAGAGCAATGGGAGGATACGGTCCAAGATCAGTAATTGGTTCAGAACTGGCTAAAATGAAATCTCTTAGGAAATAGTAAAAGCATTTATTAAGTCAGGTAAAGTGAATGCTTGCGGAAAACTTATAATTTCTTAATATTTAGCCATTTCTTTCCACTTAGAAAGTACATATTTTTCTATTTCTTTACCAAGTAGTGTAGAAGGTCTAAAAGCCATTTCACCTGCGTAAAGTTTGTCCTCTTTTTTATTGTAAAAGAAATCTATTCTAAAGAAATCTATCTTTAATTCTCTTGCTATGGCTTTACAAATGTCATATTCTTTATCCCAATTAAAATAAGTATTGCTTTTGTCTATCATATCTACTCTATGCCATTCTTTTGATCCTTTTCTTAAATCACCAACTATTGGACATCCATATAGAACAAATACTTTAAATTCATAATCGTATTCGATATATTCTTCTACTATTATTCCTTTTTCAGTTTGTTTCATCATCTCAGGTTCAGTTGCTCTTGATGAAGACTTTAAACATTCCCTAAGTTTTCTATCTACTTTTTTAAAGTCTTTATCATTAATAAAAACTCCATCGTTTTCTGACATATGAGCAGGTTTAGCAACATACCGTTCCCTTAATGCATGTGAAATATCAGAATCTTTAGTAGAATAACAATATAATGTAGGTACGTTTAAACCATGTTTTTCAAAAAATTTTTTAACTTCATACTTATTATAAAGTTTTTTCATATTTATACATTCTATTTTGTTTTTACGCCTTAGCGTTAACATATAATTATCTTCAATATGAGTTTTATACCTAGTGTGAATGTACGAACAGTCAAATTCAGGCGACCATTGAGTTAAGCTAGACGGTAAATAATTATAATATTTCATAACTTACACTTATCGATTCTCCCTTTTTTATTTTTCTTTTTGATTTTAAACGTAACTCTTTATCTTTTTTAAAGATATTACAATTAGGCGTAGCAGATTCTATTAAATATCCTCCTACTGGATTAGGTTCGTATAAATCAGATTTACTATAATAGCTATGAGAATACCCAAAATCAAAATCTTTTACAATATCTTTAGTTGCATAAAGAGTATAGGCCCCATCTCTTTCCTCTATAGAAACACAATCCGGTAAAGGAACGTAATGTTTATTTTTTTTAGTATCTGGTTTTGTAGGGTCATACCAACTATACCTTAATAAAATTTCTTCACCTTTTTCTATATCTTTAGTTGTTATTAATTCAGTAACCGAACCTATTCCATTTGTAAATTCTTTTTTTACTATAGGTAACCATGCGTTTTTATTGACCGAGTAATTAAAAAAACCAACTAAGGGGTTTCTTAAATGTTTAACTGGTCTTTCGTTATAGTCATAGTAATGACAGATGCCTAGATTACTACCCTTTGGAATAAATTTTGTTGCAAAAACCCCAAGTCCATGCAAAGGTGATTCTTTTAGTTCTAAACCCTCCGGTATGATATTTCCTTTTTTAATATTCATTTCTCATCATACACCCAGAACGGTTGATTTTCCATCCAACTAACAGGTAACTTGTAACGCTTATATTTAGCTCCACTGAAGGGTTTATATGATATTATAGATATTTCAGGGTGTTCACCTATGATCTTATTAAAAATATCTTCAAAACTATTTTTATCAAAACAGCAATTACTCATCCATATTAAGTCAGTTGATTTAAATTCAAATTTATATAAATCATCTACATCTAATGATATATTAGATAAATTATATTTTTTTATTAGAGATTTTCCAAATCTTATTCTACCTCTATGTATATCTATTCCTAAAGTTTCTATATCTGGATATTTGTCATTAAAGTAAAAATTCATCCACCCTATGCTTGCGCCAACAACTACGAATCTATCGTACTTTTTACTAACTGAATCTATTAGCGTTATAGCTGTTTCATATGGAGTAGTCCCATATGTAAAATCTTTATAGGAAAGTGCATTATTTGAAGAAATCATATGTTCAATATGTCTCTTATCCTCGCTTCTCATATTTTTAATATAATCTTCTAAGTCTTTTAATATATTTAAGTTTTTCATATTATTATTTATTCCTTCTTATTTTTTACATAATCAGCGTGTGCACAAAACCTATTGAATATACATCAGTACTATATAAAAAATATAATTTATGAAATGGCAAGGCTATGATTGGCAAGTGGGTGAAAGATGGGGATTAATGCACCCTGAAAAAACAGAATGTTGGTATGATAAAAGCGCAGTTAAAATAATAGATGATGAATTATACTTAAAGACACACTATAACCCTAAAAAAATAGATGGAGTAATTTCACCATTCGGAGTAGGTTTGATAAACTGTACAACTAAATTTAAACATGGTAGATTTGACATAGATATTAAACTTCCAAAGGGACCTAGTTTATGGCCAGCTTTTTGGATGTGGGCCTTTGAGTCATGGCCCCCTGAGATAGATGTTTTCGAAGCATATTCAAATCATAAAGGAAGCTATTTTAATTGGAATATAAATGCTTTACTAGGAGATTTCTGGAAAGTGCAAACGAATGTTCATCTAGGAAAATCTCCTGATAATTACATGATTGGAGCAAAAGAACATTGGCTGGGCTGGAAATGTCCAAGCAAAGATTTTCATACATATAGTGTAGAATGGTTCCCTCATGGAATATTTATATATTTCGATAATAAACTAGTTAGAGAAATATTAGATGAAAATATATTGTCTCAATTAAATGACAAAACAATGAATGTAGTTATAAATAATAGTATTAAGAAAGAACATAATATACCTGAAAATAAAACAGTTGTTTCAACTATGATATGTAAAAACTTTAGATATTCTGAATATTATGGAGATTAATGACAAATAATAATTATAAAAAATCCTAAACCTATGACAATATACGTTGATATTGATGATACTATATGTAGATTAAAAAAGCCTATGGAATATGACACAGCTTATCCTATTCCAGAAGCAGTTGAAAAAGTCAACGCCTTATATGAAAAAGGTCATACTATAATATTTTGGACTGCTCGAGGAACTGTAACAGGTATTGATCACAAGATATTAACAATGTGTCAATTAAACGAATGGGGTGTAAAATTCCATGAATTAAAAATGGGGAAACCTGCATATGATCTCTTTATAGATGATAAAAATATTAATTCTTATGATTGGTTAAATGAAAAATAAAGTATTACTAATAGGAAATGATTCAAATGTAAATAGCATTGATTTTTCAAAAATACAACCTAACATTATAAAAGTTGGAACAAACAGAGCATGGCTTAAATTAATACCTAATTATCTTTTTTTTCATGATCCTAAAATATTCCTGGAATTAGATAATAATCAAGACAGGTTGTCTGAATTAAAAAAGCATACTCATATTATTTCAAGTGACTGGCTGCAGACGGGTTGTAGTAAAATAAATATAAAACCTCCCGGATACACTACTATATACAGTCGTCCTAATAAAAAGAAATACGTAGACTGCGTAACTACCGCTATAGACATATTAGATAGGCATATTTTAAATAAAAGAAATACTACATTCTATATAGCAGGTGTTAGTTTAATTTGGAAGAATCCTAGTCATTTTTGGAAAAAAAATCCAATAGACGGTATTGGTAATTCCAATGACAAAAAATGGCATGAAAAAAGATTTAAGTTAACTTTAGAAAATTTTAAACATCTTAAAGATAGGGGATTTGATATTGTATCAAGTACTCCTTGTTCTAAAATAAATAGCTTATTTAGATATGAACATATAGAAAATCTATATAATTAAGGAGTTATCTTAGTAGATTTAGATAAAAAAGTTTGTTGCAGCTGTGTTATTGAAGCAACTGTTGCTCCAGGAGTTGGAGGCCATTTTGAATCTATTACGCCGGCTAAAGTAGTTAATGCAGTAGATAGGGAAGTTCCTAAAACAGCAGGTTGAGCTAGCGGTTTATTTGGACCAACAACCACGTTATTTCCATTTACATGTATGTCGTTAGAGTTAAGTTCTATTTTACTAGTAGATGTAGCTATTATCTTACTATCAGCTGTTATGTTTATTTCAGTTCCTTTTAGTTCTATCACTGACTGTGTTTCAGCGTGTTCTATGGTAATTGTTTTATCTTGGCCAATATTTAACCTAGAACCCTTTAGTTGCATGGTTATACCTTTCTCTTTAGTAAACCAAAATTTCAATTCTTCATCTCCATCAAAAAGTAAAAAGTGAGAACCGTGATATTCTCCTTCTTTTTGAAGCTCTTCCTTAATATCATCTGCGAGCTCCTGTATTGCATAATATTCAGGTGAATATATATTTCCATTATCGAACCTAATCGCTACAACAGAGCCGTCCTTAGGTATAGATACCGATCCTGCTTTTCCATCTTTTCCAAAATACAGTGGTTTTTGTTTTGGATATGACCATGGTAAATCTTCTATAGGTATTGCTTCTCCATGTATTCCAAATACTCTAACTTTACATCTACCTTCAAAATTAGGGTCTCTTGAATCTTCAACCGTTCCTAGAAATTGTTTATCTATTAAGTTACTTTCCATGTTTATATTTTACAATTTCTTTTAAAGAGGTTTTTTAGGAACTGCAGTATTTCTAGGCGCAGTTCTTCCTTCTTGCGATTCATAACCTACTACATTTGTTATTCCTAAATTACCTTGATCTACTAATTGGCTTAATTCACTTATACCTTGACTGATTAGTTTATTTGGAGTGTTTAAAACTGATGAAATTCCTTCAGATGCTTTTCCACCAATAGTGCTTGCTTTATTTCCAATTATAGGTAATCCTGTTAAAAATCCTCCTAATGAATCTAAATTTGCTCCAAGACCCGCTTTATCCCATGTGTTGCTTCCTCTTGTTTTAGCCGATGTTGCGTCATCATAAGTAGCACTTCCTGATGAGTAGTGGTTTTCTTCTTCCATCCATCCTATTTTTATCTTAAATTGATTTGCTTCCGGTTGCTTATTTCCGCCAATAGACATTGAAGGTCCTCCCGGAAATGAATCTGAAAAATCAAATTCACATTGTCTACATTTCATTTTAACATAACCAAAGTTATCTAATACATTTCCTAGGTTATTACCTGCTCCTAGTGCTCCCGCTAAATTAGGGCCTCCGATATTTATTCCGGCTCCTAGGTTAACTAAAGAAGGTAATACGTTTCTTAAGTTTCTAAATTCAGCTACCCATATATCCATTGAGAACCATCTTAGATTATCTGGAACTCGTTCTCTCATATATTGTTTATCATATACTGCATTTCTATATAAATCAGCTAATTCTGTCATTCTTAAATCAACTGCTTCTAGTGTTTTTACAGTTATTTCACCTCCTTTCATAGGTTCTGCCATATTAGTAGCTTTTTGCCAAAGTGCATTTAAACCTACCACTTCTTGAAAATACCATGGAGTATCGTCCCTTAAATACTTTAATAATTTAGAAAAAATAGATAGTTGATTAGCTTTGTCAGTATGACCTCTCTGTATCAAATAATTTATTGCGCTTTGACTTTTACCCTCAGCAACATTGAATAGTGGACTTATCGCTAAAAAGTCATCGTTTCTATACATATCATCAAAGGTAAAGTCTAAAGAAAAAGTTAAGTAAGTAGGTTCATCAAATTGATCTCTAACTATTCCCTTTCTGAAATTACTAAGGTGTCTTTCTGTATTTAAAAAATTTACTGGCATATATTAATATTTATTTCGTAGGATTTGGAATCCAATCTCTTTTAGATAGCAACAACTCTGTTTTAAAACTTCCACCTTTTTCATAAGTATGTTTATTTCCTATTGAGTAATATATACCTGATAAAAACTCATTGTATAATGAGCCTTTCATAGTTTGCGTAGGTTCTTGTTCATTTTGCGTAGGATCCCATGATTTTGAATATTCTTGATCTACGTCTGTTTCATATATACCTACGGGAACTCGCATTCCTCTGGTGGTATTATAATTTACACCGTCGGTTATCGTCTTTAATTTTATTTTATTTAATTCTGATATGTTGTGAGAATTAATAGCGTCTGCGGCTACAAAATTTTTGTGAGTATTTGGATATTGTATATTAATCCATTCTCTAGATTCTGTATTTTTTAAACTTTCATTAATTGGAGAAAGGTCTCTTTTTCTACCCTTTGTTATGTTAGATTCTATAGGTTTAACATAAAAATCAACTAACTTATCCATAGGATCCTCCTCTTGTAATGTAGTATCGTAATAATATACTCTTTTTTTAAAACCTTCGTTTACTAATATTTCCCCATTTTCAGTAATCAAATGTCTTTCCTTTATATTATTAATACCTTCTGTTATTCTAGGATTTTCTATAAGTCCCATGGGAACAGCTTCTACTTGTTTTTCCGCTTCAGCTTGTAATTTTTGAGATATGTTATAACTCTGGCCACCGGCAAATATAGTGTTATCAAATTCTCCATCCTGTTCTAGTTGTATGTTTGCTTCTACATAATTTAAATGATAATACTTATCTATAAATACGTGAAAAAAGGATTGATCATTCTGGTAAGAATGTTTTGCTACATGTTTAATAAATTTTTCAGAGTTCCAATTTGGATTGATCCAATTCATAACATCATTAGGAGTTGTTTCGTTAGATTGAAAGCCTAATCCTAATTCTTCACATACTTGATATAGACAATCTTTTGAAGTAAGGTTGCTATAACTTCTAGATACGTTTGTATATATTTCAGGTATAAATAATTCACCTTTTATTATCTTAGTTTCATTACCTTTAATACTAGTTATAATGTAGTCATTTCTAATAGGCTTCATTTTTTCATGAGTAGACTTTACATATAAACTTAGTATTGGGTTTTTATTAGGAAATTGAACAGGAGAAAACCAACCTTTACTATCTTCATACACTAAAGTTATTTTTGGTAAAAAACCAGTTTCGTCTATTACAAGAGTATCTATGTCTTCAGAATCTACGTTAAAGTCGTTTATTTGAATAAACGGTTTATTATTACCAGTTGATTCCTTGTTACTTGCTGTAGTATCATTTTTGTTTCGTTTGATGTGTTTTCCACTAGGAGCGCTTCCTTCATCACTGTCGTTCCACATCGCCATTTCTTTTAATGGAATATTTGGACTAAGTGCAGATTTTAAAACGTGTTTAAACCCCATTATCCAAATAGGTTATTTTTAATTAGTGCTTTTTTAAGATTTGCTCTGGATATTGGTTCTGGACATTCATTTCTATTTATAGAAGTTACGTCTTCTCCAAATATTATTTTTCCATCTTTTATCTTTATATTTTTATCACCTTTTCTGTTTACATTACTCGGTAATACTTCTCCACCTCTATTTTGCTTTTTAAGTAGTTCAAGTCTTTTCTTATCCTGATTATTTTTTGGATTTATAAAAATAGATTCTACTTCTGTTATTTCTACATTACCTATATCTTCTATCCTACTAGGTGCCTTTATTATATCGTTTAAATCATCAATTGCAGGTACATATAATATCTGACCTTCATATAAAGAAAAAGGGTTAGATACGCTATTATATTTTAAGAGTACATCTAACATACCTTGATCATTATATAAAGCAACAGCGGCGAGGTCAGGTCTCATCACAGTATCTTTATCTACTATAAAGGTTCTAGATGATCTAAGCGCACTTTTTTTATTAGCATCTATTGAGCTTCTAGTCAAGTCTGGGAAAACGTCTCCGTTTTTCTTTTTGCTGCTGTATTTGTTTATTAAGGTCCGTAATATTATCATTATTAAGTTGCTGTTTTTGATATGTAGTCTTCTAACATAGACGAAGCTCCATATACTTTACCATAATGTGTAGTAACCCTGCCTCTATATATGTTTATTCCATCTCCTGCTACTGAATCATCTACATCCGATTGCTTAGCAGTTGTGTTAATTTCATCCATGTTTGCTATATTACCTGCTCCTGATTCACCGGAAACCCCTCCGGCTTGTCTTTTACCTTTACCCAAGTCTTTGGGTTCTGTTGCAAATGTATTTTTAGTAGAAGAAGGAGGTTTAAGTTTACTAAATGACATTGGGCCTCCGCCTAAATTAAACATACTTTCTATGTCTTGTTTTGCTCTAGGTCTTCCGTGTTGAAGGGTTACTGTAAAATCAACTGATTTTGGAAAATCATCAGCTCCAAGTTCATTACTAAACTTCATATCACAATTAGTACATACTAGATTACCCATTACTGCCATTGGATCTAATGGATTTCCTATAGTCATATGCCATTCCCCAACAGGTCGACCTTCTAACAAAGACCTATAACTCAAAGGAGCTTGCATTAGTGCAGAGGCCCTTCCAGCTGCAAGTACGTTGAAAATTGCTTTTCCTTGTTTTGTAATTTTTCCACTTGCGTCTCTTAATTTAAGATCAGCGTCATCTGCTTCACTTTTTGTTCCACCAGTTTCTGCTTCAAAAACATTTGCTACTTGATTTAGTAATTGTTTAGTTGCTCCGGTTGCTGTTTTTAGCCATTCATTTAAAGTCAATGCTATACCCTCAATTACCCTACCTTGTTCTATTAATTCACTACCTGCACTGGAAATAGTTACACCTGGATTTTTAAAGTAACGATATCCACCTCCCCAAAAAGGAGCAGTATTATATGTAAGAGTCAATATATTACTTAACATATCAAGAAATGCTATCCTGGGATTAATAAAATTAAAAGATCTAAGAGTATAACTAAATTTAACCTTTATGGTTGTGTTAAACATACTACTTCCCATTCCCCTATCTCTCATTCTATTTTTATTGATAACGTTAACTGGTCCAAGTACCCTGTTCCAATAAGGACCGTCGCTTTTATACGCGCCTTTAATATAATCTTGTAATTTCTTATCATATCCAGCAACTTCAAGAGCTCCTAGATTTCCCCTTTGACTAGCAACCCCTGCTCTAATACTTTTTTGAATAGTTTCGTCTTCTACTCCGGCTCCTGCTATTACATCATCTACTAGGATTTCATTTCCCGTAATGTCTTGTACATTAGCTTCTTTTTCTATCCATTTCATATCCCATCCCATAGGTAAAATAGTATTTATGTCGTTACCGGTACCTTCTCCGTAATATGCAAGAGCTTGTGCTAATGGAACTTTAATCTCATCACTTGTCCCGTTTGGATTTATTAAACTATCTTCCACAGGCTGTGGATATCTCCTAAGAGCAACTAATCTGTTATTAGGTATTTTACCGTAATGTGTACAAAATATAAAGTCGTTATACGCAAAAGGAGTGGGTCCAAGAATATTGGAATTATCTATATTCCTAGAATGTTCTATTATTTGAGCAGCTGTTGGGTTTCTTACTGTTTTTTGATATTCCCCAGCTGAAATAGGCTGTAGATCATCTTCTTTATTAATAGGTACATTGCTAATGTAATTAAAGGCCTGATTAAATATATTTCCCTCCTTGGCCTTAGTTAATCCTTCACTTGCTCCGTAAAGGTTAGTATCAGAATGCTTTTTTAAGTCATATGCGCCTTGCGCTAGTCCAAATTGTCTATATCTAAAAACATTAAACGGATTAAATCTTGAAGGCGCTGCTTTTATTGATTCTCCCTCAGTATTGCCTATTACACCTGCACTTTCTGTAGATAACTCTTCTTCTTGCATTAAGAGTAAACTATCACCGGCTGTTCCGTTTCCTCCGGTTCTAAATTTATCAAAAGATTTCCCTCCTAAAATATTCTTAGACATTAGATTGCCTATATCTGAGTCTTTTCCTATATTTAAACCTGGAAATTTTGCCATGTGTCTAGTATCTTTTTATTATATATCTAACAAAAAAATATAGATAGAGTTTTTATAGTTTACATTCTATATTTTTCGTCTATCGTTATCTGATCTCTTGTTTTATTTAGTAGTTGTCCTATTGAAGAATCACCACCTGGTCTAACTACTGTGTATGTAACAGAATTATTATTTGGCATATCTACTACTCTACCCATTGACTTAAATTGAGGACAGCTCTGGTTAACGTTTCTAACCATGTCTCCTATAGAAATATCTTGGTTAAGGCTACAATCGCAGTTTCCATTTTGTTCATTGCAGTTTCCACAATTTCCTTTGCATCCACATTCTTCTGGAAATCTAGAACAACTAGGGCAAGTGTCCTGTTTTACAGGTAAAGAATTTGCTATTTTGCTAAATATCTCTAACGGTGCTATTTCAGCTTTTGTTTCTTCTCCATTATATCCGCAATTTTCTTTTAAGTAATCTGTGTAACCTTTAACCATGTTTAATTATTATTTTTTAACTTCAGTTTCTATATCTTTAACAGGTTCGCTTTTCTTAAAAATAGCCTTGGCTGTTGATACTCCTAGCATTGTTCCTGAATAAATCAGCATAGTGTTAAATAAAGCTTCGTTAACTGTAAACCAGTGAAATCCGTCTCCTACAAATGCAAGGCATACTAATATTCCTGAAATTATGCCTAATGTTTTTTTTGATGAATATTTTCCATCGTTTTTGTCTTCTGTAAAAATATCTTTAATATATCTCATATCTAGTATTTATTTTTATTTATAAAATCGTTAAATGATATAATTGAACTAGACCTCTTATTAGCCTTTTTCTTTTTCTTTTTTCTCTTACTTTTCTTTTTAACTTTACCTGGGCCAAGTTTAGAAAAAGTATCCATTCCCCCTGCTACGGATTGTGGTGTATCAAATATTGCTCCAGGTTGATTAGCTCCTCCTGAATCCATGGGTGCTAACATATCTTCTTTTAATTCTAAATTTAAAGCATTTCCTACTTTCCTAGCTGCTAAGTCTGTTTTATTCCTAGCCTTATCTCCTCCTACAGCTCCCGCTATAGATTTAGAAACATTAGTAATAGCTTGAAGTATAGCTCTATTTTGCATTTTATTTGCTTTAGCCATTCCTTGATCTACGTAACTCTTTTGCCACCCAAGCAATCCTCCTAAGTTACCTAAAGCCGCTTTAAATTTACTAAATTTAGAATTAGCAACAATGTCTTCATTAGTTATAGGAATATTTACAGTTTTATATAATGGAATCTTAATCTCTCTTTTAATTTTTAGACCTGCAAAGTCCGTCATGTTAATTTTTCTAGAAAGATTTTTATTTCTAATATAAGCGGCTTTATCTACATATAGACTATTTACCAATCTCTTTAGCTTATCTCTATCTCTTTTTGTAGAAATATAAGAATCTATCATGTAATCTAAAAAATAACGTATTGTTTCTAAGTATGATATTTGATACTTAACATCTGCATTTTCTTTATCTAAAAATATGTTGTCTTCTCCTAGGTTTATTGCTCTTCTTTGTATTATATTAAGCAAAGCATCTTTATAAGAAGATTGTATATTTAAAATATTATTATAAAATCCTCCGGTTTTTATAATCAAACCGTCTCTTAATTCAGGTATGTTTGAAGATTTTAACCTAGTTATAGTATCTTTTATAAACGATCTTTGATTTTTTGTTTCCTTTGGTTTTGTTGAATCTTCCTTTACCTTTATTTTTTCTATTTGATCTTTTACAGTTGTTTCTTTTCCACCAATATTTATGTTAATTATGGAAATTCCACTTTCTTCAAAAGTGTTATTGATATCGTCTATGATTAAATCAGCATCGTCGTCCTTATCTACTTTTTTATTTAAATGATCAATTACCTTTTTTGCTAATTTTTTATACGATTCTATAACTTTACTAAAAACTTTGTCGCTTTTAGACAATTCTTTTATTTTATCCTTTTCTTCAGGATTCATCTCGGAATTTAATTTATAAATCTCAACTAATTTATTAGCTCTATCTAATTCTAGATTTAAATCAGTCGCTGCTCTTATAAAATCATTATTAGACTTTTCTCTTTCTTTATCTGTGTTGGAATATAAGTTTTTAGATATCTTATTAAGATTTTTACTTATATTGTTTATTTTGCTTGATTTTTTATTTTTATAATCTGAAAAACTTTTTAATTTACTTGAATCTGAAAATAATTTAATTACATCTCCTACATCTGTTTCTTCTTTTCTATTTAATATTTCATATGTAATATCGTCAAGTATAGAATCTATAATAGATTCATCTTCTACCCCTCCTATTTCATCAGTTAATCTTTTACTTATAGACTTGATATCTGTGCCTATATCTTCTTGAGTAGACTCTAAAATCTTTTTTGAAAAATTAAATCCCTTTATTTTATCTATGAAATTCATTTTCTTTATTATTTTTCTACTCTTGGAAACATTTGATCCATTATTTGATAGATAGCATCTAAAACTCCATATGAATCTATTCCAACTTTACCAGAATATTTATTTACTAATTCGGATAAATCTTTTTCTAGAGATTGCATGTTTAATTGTTCAGGTTTTTCATCACTCCACCAATTTTCTCCCTTATCTTCCGCTTCTATATTACTGAGTAAATCATCTGTCCATTCATCTTCATTTACATCATTGAACTTGTTATAATCTATTACCACGGTTTCTTGATTATTTTTATCAAAAGATTCTGAAACACCTCCTAATTTATCATATTGCTCGAAGTTCATGACCCACATGTTTCTGGATTTATTTTTTTGCATATATCCATATATGGAATCGTCAGTATCGTCTGGGTGTTGAAGAACAGCGTTCTTTAGTTTTTCGGGTTTTCCTTTACCCATTCTATAATCAAAATATTTCTTATAGTTTTTCTGACTGCTGTTTTGTTTCTTTGCTTTCTGGTTCATCTTCTGAGTTAGATTTTTCGTTTATATTATTTATCTCAGAATCATCGGGTAATTTGTCTAAGTTAGATTCGTTAAGTTGATCCATCTCCTTTTTTAAATTATAGAAGTCAGACACTACTGAATCTGGAACAAGCCTCTTAAACTCAGCATAGTTTTCATCTTTTATACTATCTCTTAACTCAGATGAGGATTGGTATTTAGGTATCTCAACTAACTTGAAATCTTTGTTTAAATCTAGAGATACATCTCTTTTCTTTAAATATCCAAGTTGTATAGCGTACCTATTTAATCTATTTTTGTTAGTTCCCCATAGTACTGGAATATACGAAGGTTTTAAAGAACCTATTATTTCTTCTATTCCTCCTCCTTTGACGATAATTGCTTTCTCTATAAAACTTCCATATTCCTGTTCTACGTTGTTTAGCATTTTCCTAACAAGTTGTTCTGAAAAAGGATTGTTATTGTTTTTTTCTTTTTTGATAGTTGACACTAGAATAACAGGAAAGTTATTTTTAGATTTTAATTTTTCAGCTGCTTTGATATGACCTAAGTGTATGGGTTGAAAATCTCCTATTAATAAGTTTACTTTCTTTGGTTTTTGAATAGATCTTTTTTCTTTTGAAAAACCCTGTATTGTCATTGGTTCAAATTCTCCAGATTCCCCTACATATTCATTAAATGTTGGAAAAAATCCTTCAAATACCTTTTCCTTTAATAGTATCTTTTTTATCTTGTCAACCTGCAAATTTAATTGATTTATTAAATTACTGTCAAATAAATTAGAGTTAACTTTTTTTCTTTTCTTTCTAAAAAAGTTTAATAATATCTTATAAATTTCTTTATAAGTATCACTTTCCTTTATTAAATCTATGATGTATGGATCTTTTACCATATCCATGTTTAAATCAAATTCTTCAGCGTCTAAAAAATCAGGCTTATTCAATTCTAAACCTTCATACTTATTTTTATATTCTTCTATAAAGTCTCTATATACCTTGTTTATGAATTTTACATATCTTTCTTGAAAAGAATCTCCTGTTATTTTCCACTTACTAATTGTCTTTAAATCATATAATTCTATAAAATTCATGAGATCTATTACAATTAACCATATATAATCTTGAGATTTATTATCTTCACGCTTAACTTCTTCTTTTTCCATTTTATTCTGAAAAATAGGGTCTATTAATTTTGCTAAGAATGATTTAGAACTAGGATTTTCTCTATCGCCTTCGTAAAATCTAAATACTAATCCATTTATATCTCTTATTATACTATTTTCTAAAAAGCTTTCTCGAAAATCGCTATTCAAGATAGATATTATATGCTTTATAAAAGATTTTGTTTTAAATTTTTCTATTAAGTCTTCTTTAGGACAATATATAAAGTCCATTATCTCTACCTTTTGATCATCATTTAAATTTCCTTCAAATACTATGGTTGGTCCATCTATTTCTAAAAAACTTGCCCATTCGTCAAGTATACCTTTGTCCTGTATAGTCTTTACTACTCTTCCTTCTTCATCTAATTCATGAATAAAATTAAGTAAAAGTCCGTTTTTAGGAAGCCTTCCATAATCGTTTAAATTAACAGACGTGTTTGAGATGTATTCCATACCAAAATACATATTAGAAGGAATCCTATTTGTTTTATCTCCCAAGTTACTTATATGAGATATAGGATCGTTATAAAATCTAGATAAAACCCTATCGATATATCCTATTTCATTTTTCTTATTAAAAAATTTAAGTTCATCAGTAGCTTGATCCTTTTTAAATCCTAAGAAGCTACCGTTTACTTTCTCATTGACTATAAGATATTCATTAAATAGTTTATTTAAGAAGTCATTTCCCATTTTATCGTAAACTTCTTTTAGATGCCTTAGTCCTGCCATAATATATTATTGGTTGTTTATAGATTTATTTAATCTTCTGATTCCTCCTCTTCGTCAGTATCGTCAGATGTTTTATTTGAAAGTTTCATTCCAAACTTTTTAGATGATTTACTGTCTAGTGATATGGAAAAACTTTTAAATTCATCAGCGTCTTCTGGATTGGTTTGAACATAATCTTTAACTTTTATCATGTCTATTTTTCCATATTTTTCTTTATCCTCATGGAAAAGTCCATCTGCTTCTATCATCTTATCTTCTAATTCCTGAGAAGCATTAAAGTCTCCTTTAAAGGTAATCGACCAACAATAAAATTTTACATCCTCTTTTCTTTTAGAATAATAATGTGATATATCTTTTATTCGTTGAATAGCGTCAGATGCATCTTTATAAGAAGTAGACTGTCCTAGGTTATCTGATGGAACACCAAACTGTATGTCGTTAGGCAATACTTCCATAACAGATTCTATCTTTTTTATAATGTTTTCAGAAGAAATTCCTTTTAAGGCCATTTCCTTTTTTTCAAATATAAATTGGCTATACTTAGTTACTAAATTTTTCATCGAATAAATGCTATTTTAGTTTATTTATATTATTTTTATATATTATTTTGTCAAACATCTTCATCATAACAGCCTCGCTTAAAAAGTCTTTATTGTTAATTACGTGAGTATATGAATTATTTTTAGTGTTGCATTCTATGTTTTTAATATTATCTTCAAATACTTTATCAAATAGATAATTTTCTTTTGCACTATCTGTAAAGTTATCAAATAAATCGCTATGATCGCGTTCCTCCTTATTATTTGAAGTTACTCTAATTACATGACAGTTTTCATATAATGTACTATCTAGTAAATTATGCAATTCTTTGTTTAATTTATTTACGTTTAACCTATTTCTTAAAATAGACCAAACGTATGCTGAAAAAATTCCTCTATCGAATACTATAACCTTATCTTTTAAAACTGTTTTATGTAACTCTAAAATAGTAAGAGTATTAGATATAGTAAAATAATGAAAAGCTTCTTTTGGCTCAATGTCTTCAAAATCTAAGTTTTTCATATGAGACACGTGTCCATATTTGTAAAATATTACGTCACCATCTCTTCTAATAGATTTTAGATAGTTTACCATGTGAGTTTTACCAGAGCCCTGTGACCCTTCTATAATTATTATCATTATTGTTTTATTTTACAACTATACTATTACACTATATGTTTTACAAATAAATAACAAAAAAGTTTTACACTTTATTATGAACAAATACATAAAAGTTTTTGAATATTTTGAAAAAGCAGAGATAAAAGACCTAAAAGCTGGCTCTAGTGGAAATTGGAATTCCATAAGAGATCACATACAGTCTTTAAAAAGCTTTACTATAATAAACTTTAAAGATAGAGAAGGTTATTTAGAGTTTTTAACTGATTGTAAAGACGACGTTGTAAAACAGTCTTATTATACTGGCTTTGGAAATGGTGTAAAAAAATGTCCATCCGTGTTTATTAATCGTAAATTAAAAATAAACGATGATGATTTTGAAAAATATAATTTAATAAATTATTTAGTTGGCAAAGACAATAAGCCTAATATATTAGTTAAATCTAAAAAAGAGTCTAATGTGATAGGTAATGAAGTAGTATCTACTCTTTCTCAAAATGAAGTATATCCTGAAGATCATTTTAAAATAGATTCTGTATTTTACAAATTCATAAACTTTTTCTCCTAACTAGGTATAACATACTAAACTAAAATAAAATGAGTAATAAAGATAAAGATATACAACAGGGTTTTTCAGGTATGAATTTTGGTAAAAAATCAAAATTATTTCATGAAATGCCAGATTATAAATCAAGGTCAACTAAGAAACAAGCTCTTAACGAACTTAGACAAACTAAAGATGATGCTTACACTAACTCAAATAAAACTGCTTCTCAAGAAGAGTTAAGATTAGAAGCAAAATCATTTATAGATAAAGAACATTATCATTTAAATTCAGACTTAAATAGTTCTCAATTCGCAGATGTAATAACTGCTTTAGTAGACTATAAAAATAATCATTAAAATATGTTATTAAAAAAAGGAAGTATCGGCACTAGAGTAAGAGAATTACAAACTTTATTAAAAATTAAAGTAGATGGGCATTTTGGACCAGCTACAGAAACAGCCGTTGTGGCATTTCAAAATCAAAGAAATTTAGAACCAGACGGTATCGTTGGACCAAACACTTGGGAAAAATTAAAATCTAGTTTAATTATAAACGAAGTAGAATCAGAAGATAACAGAGGGTACGTTTGGATATTAGATAACGGTCACGGAGGAATCATAGATGGAATATACCAAACAGCAGGTAAAAGGTCTCCTAAATGGGAAGATGGCACTCAATTATTCGAAGGTGAATTTAATAGAGCAGTTGTAAAAAGGATCATTGAATTATGCAAAGTTGAGGGTATAGAATGCATTAACTTAGTTGATACTGAAAAGGACCTTTCATTAAGGTGGAGAACTGATGAAGCAAATGATATTTATAGAAAACGTCAACAACTGGATGGTAAGAAATGTATATACGTTTCGGTTCATGCAAATGGCTTTAATAAAGAAAGCGCTCACGGATGGTCTGTATATACAACAGTTGGTGAAACTGTTTCAGATAAAATAGCTCAGATTCTATATGAAAAAGCAAGAGTTGAATTTCCAGATCACAAAATGAGAAGAGATACTAGAGATGGAGATGCAGATAAAGAAGCTAACTTTTGGGTTTTACGTAAAGTTGTAATGCCATCTATTCTTTCAGAGAATTTCTTTATGACAAATAGAGAAGAATCTAAATTACAGCTAAGTGAAGAAGGAAGAGATAGAATAGCTAAGATTCATTTTGAAATGATAAAAGAAGTTGAACAAAGAAAACTAGTCTAATTAAAAAATATACAATGGAAAACACAGTTAAAAGTAATACAGATAACATATCTGAAAAATTTAAAAAAGAAAGAGACCATTACTCTTTAGAAATTCGTAGAAACGTTGAAAAATTAAATAATATACGAGACCTTAAAGAAGTTCAAATATTTTTTCTAAGCGTCAGACAGCGTCTTCTTGAAGACAATCATACGCTAATAGATACTTTATCTAAGCTAAAGAAATCATATAGACAGAAGAAAGGTAAAGAGTGGGAAAATGTTTCTAATCAAAATATGAGATATCAATCTCATGAAAAAAAGGTTATTGTAGAAGGAAAAACAACCGAAATGCAAGAAACTGTTGAGGTTATAGAAAATCAAATATCCTTCATGGATGGATCTATAAAAACAGTAGACAATGTTTTATTTGGTTTAAAAACTCGTCTTGATCTAGAAAAACTATTAGGCTAATATTATATGTTAAAGTTTAAAGTCTTCAAAACTAGAAATTGTATAAAGTTAGTAGAATGGGATAGCGATTCTGAAAAAGGAAGGTTGCGAGATCATTTTACTAAAAAATCAAAAGATGGAGATTTTAACGTATTAGTAGATAGAGGTATATGGGACGGAATGGACAATTTTATGTCTAAGGAAAATGAAATACCGATAGGACTTTGGAAAGAAATATATTCTTTTTCTGAAAAAAATCAAATTAAATGCGAAATATCAGGTCTAAAGGAAACTTTAAATTTAGAATATCAAAAAGAAAACTACACTGAATTTGTAAAAAGGCTTTTCAATGGTGTAGTTGATGAACATAATAATACCATATATCCTAGGGATTATCAATTTGAAGCAGCGTATAAGGCGCTTCAGTATAAGTACTGTACTCAGGAATTAGCGACATCCGCAGGTAAGACTCTAATTTTTTATATTTTTAATTCTTATTTAAAACATACTGGTATAATTAGTAGACATAATAAAGCGTTGATGATAGTTCCTAATATTTCGTTAGTTGGCCAAACTGAAGAAAAATTTAAAATGTACTCTAATGGATTAGTTAATTGGAATATTTTAATGATAGGAGGTAGGAATAAGTTCTCAGAAGAGGAATTCAGAGAAGCGGACTTAGTAATATCTACTTATCAAAGCCTTATCAGTTTTGAAGAAAAAAGCTTGGATTCTCAGTTAACTTCAGCAGTTAAGAAAAAGATGAAGTTAGAGAGACTTAAAAAACCTAAAGAAAAAGAACTTGAAAAAGCAATTAATAAAGTAAGCAATTTAAAAGAAAAAATAGATTATGCAAAGCTTTTTAGAATGTTTGAATCATATAGTGTAGTTAATGTTGACGAAACTCATAAATCAAGAGGATCTTCTATTTCTAATATAATATCAGCTTGTAATAATTGGAGATATAAACTGGGACTTTCTGGAACGGCAAAGGTATCTGAAGAATATTCTGATTTCTATAAGATACAGGAAAAGGTTGGGCCTTTAGTCATGACTCTTTCAGCAAAGCATTTAATTGATCATGGGTACTCTCCTAATGTATCTATTCGCATGGTTTACTTAACATATAATAAATCAAACACAGCTGCTCAGGAGTACATTAAAATGAGAAAGAGCCCAGATGAGATTAAAAGAATGTATCGAGATAATAAAGAGTATGGTAGAGAAATGTTAACTATTGAAAAAGGAATCATATTTGAAAGTCAAGAGAGATTAGACCTAATAAGCGGCATGATAAGAAAATTCGGTAAGAATACTTTAATTCTCTTCTCAGACATTAAAAATGAATATGGTAAGAATATATGCAAGAAACTTCAAGAGTGGAACAAGGACACCTATTACATCGACGGGGGTGTTGAGAGTGAACAGCGAGATGAATATAAAGATGCAATGGAAAAAAATGAAGGTGTTATTATAGTTGCTAGTTTTGGTACCTTTGCAACTGGTATTGACCTTAAGAATGTTCATCATATTGTTTTTTCAGAAACCACTAAAGCTGAAATTACAATTAGACAAGCGATTGGTCGAGGAATGAGAAAGCTTGCAAACAAAAACAAGGTCACCATCTGGGACCTTGTAGATAAATTAGATGGTTATTCAGTACGTCACTCTGAAGTCAGAGAAAAAATATATACTGAACAATCATTTCCTATTAAGAAACATCAAGTTAGTCTTTAACTAGCTACCATTGAATTAATTTTTAGTAGCCAGTTCCTCTACCGCCATGATTGCATAGCAGTTTCCATTTTGCTATAGCTGAAAATAACAGTTATTTTCATAGGACTTGGTAGACCTTTTGGTTGGTATGCAAATTTGGCAACACATAATGTTTCGTCTGGATCTCTAGAGACTTTGTTTGGTTCTTCTACCAGTTTACTGGTTAGTCTTAAAGGTTTTCCGTTATAACTAAGCGATATTTTTTCTGCATACTCAAATAACTGAGGGTTCTTTTGATATCTTAGAAATATGTTATTATTTTCAGGATTTAGCACAATAATATCTGGCGGACCTAAAGATTTACCTTTACTGTCTTTAACTTCAAATTTCTTATAAGCAGCTGCTCTTTCAGCTGAAGAGACTTCTCCGACCATTTCCTGTGCAACCATGTCCTTAGTAAGAAGGTCTTCTGAGGCAACTGCTTCATTAATCTTCTGAAATTGAATAAAGTCTTTTATATAATTTTTCATACTTTTATTTTTTTATGTTATTATTTATTTGTTTCTATCTTGTCAAAAATTTGCTCAACAATTTTAATGATTGGGTTTCTAACTACATCGTCAGGATCTCTTAATTCAACACAACCGAATCCTTCTACATTTTTAAATTTTTCTAATACTATTTCTAAAGAACTATCACTTTTATTTTTAATGTCCTTTTGTCTAACGTCGCCCATTATTACCATTTTAGAGTTATCCCCTATTCTCGTCATCAGTGTTCTTATGTTATCCATTGATATATTTTGGGCTTCATCTATTAATATAATAGAATTGTCAATGCTTCTACCTCTAGCAAATGCTATTGGTACTATTTCTATTACACCTAATTCTATTAATTTTTCCATTCTACTTCTACCTATTAGCTTTCTAATATTGTCAGTAAATGATTCCATAATAGGCGCCATTTTTTCTTTTAAGTCACCTGGTAAATGACCTATTTCTTCGCCTTTTAAAGCAGTGATTGATTTAATTAAGACAATCCTTTTGTACTTAGGTCTTGATTTAATTAGTTTTAAAGCTTCAGAACATGATAAAAAAGTTTTTCCAGATCCAGGAAAACCGTTACATATAGTTATCATATTTTGTTTAATTGAATTAACTAATAGTTTTTGATTTGTGGTTTTGCATTTAGTATTTATAGACATTGTTTGAAGAAACTTATCTTCTTCTACATTTCTGCTCCATACAAATTCTTCAACTTCTTGAATTTCGGCTTCAGATAGCCTTTTATTTCTTCTGCTTTTTTTACTCATGTATAATTAGTGTATTTTTGATGCTATGACAATTCCTAACATTATCTTAGCATGGTGTAATTGAAAATCTAAATATGAATCTATTGTAATTAATTCATTTACGTTTAGTTTTTCATCTTTTAACTTCTTATCTAATTCATCTATTTTATTTATAATATCTTCAGAAAGCTCAACTTCGTTCATTTCCTGAAGACCGTTTAACACTGTTTTAAAAGTATCAGCGTTTTCAGCGGGTGATTTTATCTTTTTTAGAAACGTTTTAGCTTTACGTATAGATGTGAATTTAACTGTCATTGAATTAGAATCTAGCCCCTTGTCTATGCTTTTTCTAATCCCGTCTAATACGGTTATGTCTTTAGATATCACATCTAAAAATAGTATATCAGTATCGTAAAAAGATATAACTATATCTTTATCTCGATATACATATTTAAAATTAAATAATTCGTCTTCAAATGAATCTTTTTGTTCATTTTCCTCTTCCTCTTCCCCTTTTCCTCCAGATATAATATATTGGTCAAATGGAAAAGATTTTAAAAATGGAAATAATTCGTATAACATATTTAAAACCTTCTTTAAATTATTTATAAAAGATATTAAATATTTTATAATGAATAAAGAATCTTTATACAAAAAATTAGACTTAGAACAACTCGCAATTAAACTACTTATTAATTCCATATATGGTGCATTTGGAAATAAGTGGTTTTATTTCTTTAATGTAGATTTAGCGCAAAGTATAACATTGCAAGGACAAGACCTTATTAAATTTACAATTAAAGCCGTTAACTTTTATTTTAAAGAAAGGTGGCATTTAGATAACGAGCTTCATAAAAAACTAGGTATAGACAAATATGATATTAAACCTATAAATTCAGAAGCAGCTATTTATACAGATACCGATTCTATATATGTAGAGTTTGGTTCAGCTATTAATTCTATACAAGGGCTACCTAAATTAACAGAAGAACAATATTTAAAGTTATGTATTAAAATTGATGAATACAGGTTAGCTGAATATTTTAATACAGCTTTTGACAAATACGGAAAACATTTTAATACAGTCAATCAACAAAATTTTGAACTTGAAAACTTATCTGCTAAGGCCATGTGGCTGAAAAAGAAAAACTACGCCCTTAGAGTTTCATATGAACCCAATTCTGATCAAACTCTTTTAAAGGAAAAAGGTAAAGAGTATGATGTATTTAAGGGATTAGAAATGATAAAGGGTTCTTATCCAATATGGGCTAGAAATCATTTATCTAAGTTAACAAAAATAATCTTAGAAAAAGGATCGTCTATAAATCCAGAGGAGGATCTTATTCCTCTATTTGAATCTATAAAAAAAGAAATGAAATTAAAAACAACTGATGAATTGGCTCAAACATTTAGTTGTAGGGTATATAACAAATATGTAAAAAATGAAACTAAGCTAACTTTACTTAAAGGAATCCCTATATATGCAAGAGCAGCTGCTTACTATAATCACCTTTTAGTAATCAACGAATTAACGGGTAAATATCAAAAGGTTAAAGAAGGTGAAAAAATAAAGTATTATTATCCTAAAGAAAACAATAAGGAATGGGATGTGTTTGCATATTCACCTGGTAATTATCCAACAGAAGTTGCTCTTCCTTTAGATTATAGTAAACAGTTTTTTTCACTGATAGTTGAGCCTATTAATAGACAATTAGTTGCATTAGGTTTAACTGAATTCAATGTTCACTTAAAAAGAAATATAAACATGGTTAAAACTGGTTCTAAAAAGCCATTGAGTGACGAAGACAAATATCCTCTTTATATAATAAATGAAAAAACATTAGAATACGAAGAGATACCTGAAAGATTTTGGAAAATAATAGGTAATCCTAATGCTGAAATACAAAGTAATGATTTCACAGAATACCTAAGTATAATATCTAAATATGGATTAAATACAAAAGTTGTTCCTAATTCCAAACTGCATCCTTTTAGAAAAAGAACAGCTAAGAGATTAAACATAGAATTAAAAGAATACTCTTCCAATGAAGATGAACAGCAGCAAGTAGAACTTAATTTTTAAAACATGAATATAGATTTAGATACTAATACTACTCTTCCGGAGTTCTTAAAAGAAGTTATGCTAAATAGATTTCCTGATGATCCCATTAAGCATAAAATAGACGAAGCTAATCCTAAAAAAATAAACTTAGCATGTCCAGTATGTGGAGATTCTGAAAAAAAGAAATCTAAACGTAGAGGTAATATCTATTTGGAAAGCAATACTTATAAATGTTATAACGATGGATGCATGATATTTATGGATCTCGATAAATTTATATCTAGATATTGTCATGAATATAGTTTAATGCCACCTGACCTCTTTATTAAAGGCGGTCTTAAAACAAATGTTAAATCAAGGAAAAAATTATCTCTTCTTACTTTCTTAATAAATCAAGATTTAAAACATAAGTTGGTTGATTTAGAATACTTTGCAGATAGGTTTTCATTAAATAAAATAGATACTAACTCAGCTAATTCAAAATGTTCAAAATACATAATAAGCAGAGAATTAGATAAGTGCGATTCCTTTTCAGAATGTTGCTATGAAGATTCTAAATCTGAAAAGATATTTATTTTTAATAAAGATAATGTTTCAAACAAAATATTAGGATATTCCGTCAGGTCCATAGACGATAATTATTGGGGCCCTAAATATAAAATGATGAACTATTCAGAAATAAATAGAGAAGTTTCTAAATTAGGAATGACCGAAGAAGAGCTAAATGAAATAGATTCTCTCAATAACATATTTAATATATTGAATATAGATTTTAAGAAAAAAATAACAATATGCGAAGGTCAATTTGATTCAATGTTTTTACATAATGGTATAGCATCAACCGGTGTAGGTAAAATAAAGGAGACTATAGCAATGCTCTCAGAGGACGCTAAAGTTAGGATATTATTCGACAATGACAAAGCTGGAAAAACACAATCTATTAAACTTTTACAAGAAGGATATGAAGTCTTCATGTGGTCTAAGTTGATAAAAGATTTAAAGAATGACTTCCCAAAACATTTAATAGATATTAAAAAAATAACTGATGTGAATATGCTTTACATGTTTTTAATTAAATTAAACTCTTCATTTTTTAGTATAAAAGAGTTTAATAAAACACTAGACTCATATTTTACAAATTCACTGTTTGACATACTATATTTGTAAATAAATAAATAAAAATAACTTTTTAAATGAAAAAATTAGTAAAAACTTTAACAGAATTCAAAAATCACGGATTAAAAAATCCTAAAAAAGCTGATTTAAATGATGATAATAAACTATCTAGCTATGAAGTAACGAGAGGAAAAGCAATAGAGAACAATATGGGAGAAGGTCCAGATTCAAACAATATGGACGATATAGCATCCGAATTAAATCTAGCTGAAGAAATCTTAGACGAGTTGATAGAAGCAGTAGGTTCAGAAGAAGATGTTGAAAAAGCTGCAGAAGAAGCGTATAACGACTTAAAGGATGCATATGAGTCTGATGAAATAGAAATGATGGAAAAAGAGGGAGTTCCTGAAAATTTAGCAATGTCTGCACTTATTGTAAAATTAGTAGAACAAGGAAAATTAGATCCTAAGAAAGCCGATAAATTCATAGGCGATAGCGTAGATGACTAATAAAAACAATAAACCTAAAAGTATAAAAGATACTTTAAAACCTAGAAGGGGGAAGATAAGACAGGGTTATTTTATTCCTAAGAATCCTGACAAATACGATGGAGATCTTTCTCAGATAATATACAGATCTAGTTGGGAATATAAATTTTTGAAGTTCTGCGACGACAATGAAAAAATATTAAAATATTCATCGGAGCCTGTTGGTATTGCTTATTGGAATCCTGTTACTAAAAAAACATGTAAGTATTGGGTTGACGCCTATATAGTAACAAGAGACCCTAATGGAAATATAAAAAAGTGGATACTTGAAATAAAACCTCTCAAATACACTCAACCTCCTAAGCCTATAAAAAAAATGACTGAAAAACAAATGAAACATTATCTTAGTCATACAAAGGCGTATTTAATAAATAGAGCTAAATTTGAAGCAGCTAAAGATTATGCAGATTCAAAAGGTATAAAATTTGGAATAATAACTGAAAACTTTTTGTTTAAGAATTTGTAAGATATTACTATGAAGAAATTACTTAGAGATATTAGTATTAAAGCACCTGTAAATAATCCATTTAAAATAATAGAGGAGTATGGAAAACCCATGCCTCCTAGTTTAATACCAGGTCATTTATACGCGCTCGGTATAGACACAGGTTCCCAAGTATCTCCCGATACTATTCCATACGATAAGCAGGATTATGTAGACAATAAAGACGATAAGTTCTTTGTTACGAAAAAACCATATTATGATTCAATGCCATTTGGAATAGCATTAAATATAAACAATGAAAACTATCAATCTATTTTAAATTTAAAATTAATGTCACCTGTTTACCGAAGACTTATACTAGATTCATATTATGCTATTATGAACGTTAAAAATAATTTCATAAGTCCATATGTAAGTGAAGATTTAAAAACCATAGATACTCCTATTGGTAAAAGAATAAGAGATCAATCTTATATGCAACCCTTTTTTGCTGTAAACGAATCGTTTATATCTAAGATTGTTAATGCAAATGTTAATTTTGCAATAAAAAACTATGAGATAAATAGTATAAAGAAGGTTAGATTACTTGACTGGAATGCTTTACCCGATATATACAACATGGGAGTAGCCTCAGATGGAATAATATTTAACCAGAGAATAGGTGGAATAGAAGGAATATTCGAAAGATTCGAATCTAAGTTCTTTTAAATCGTAAATAAAAACTATAATAAGCAATGGCAGGATTTTTAGAAAATACAGTAAATAGATTAAGCAGCAGACTATCTGCATTAAGCAGATTCAATGTTAGGCATGAAGATCTTTTACTAAAGAATTCACAGGCAATTGGATTCATAGAAAGTCAACTAATGGCTAGAAGTAATGAACAATATGGCCAGAACGAGATGATGAGAATGTCGATGGCTATATCTGACACTACTTCTCAATTAAGAACAAAAGCAGTTGCCTTTTTTCAATTAGACTATGCTATAAAAAGAGAAAGACTTAGAGATATTGCATCCAATGGGGAAATAGAATTTGTATTAGAAACTATAACCGATGATGTTATAGTATATGATGATGAAAATATGTTTTGCCAACCGTCTGATCCTATTGGTAAAATGATGTACAAAGGAAACTCAAAGGAACAGCGATTAAAGTATCAAGATAATGTCATACGAAAATACAATGAAAACTTTCATAAAATATATAATTCATGGGGGTTTGGTGAAGGTATATCTGCCTGGCAATATGTATATCAATATTTAGTAGAAGGTCATTTAGCGTTTGAAATAATATATGACAATCCTCAAAACCCTAGGGAAATAATAGGCTATAAAGAACTTGATCCTACTAGTATAGTTCCCCAGTTATCGAAAGATAACGCAGGTAAATTATTTTTACAGTGGACCCAATATACTCCAAATAGTACTCATACTAGAACGCTTACAGATTCTCAAATAATATACTTGTCTTATTCGAATCATTTTAGAACAAAAAGAGTTAGCTTTGTAGAAAGACTAATACGTTCGTTTAATCTACTAAGAATTATTGAACAAAGCAAGGTTATATGGCACGTTATGAATGCTCCAATAAGACTAACCACTACTGTTCCCGTTGGTTCTAAATCTATTCAAAAAGCACAAGAAGACGTAAGAGAGTTTTTAAATATTCTTAAGGAAGATATTAACTTTGACAATGATTCAGGTGAAATAAAAGTAAACGGACAACCTAATATCTTATTTTATAAAAATTATGTTTTACCAGTAAATGATAGAAACGAACAAGTAAAGATTGAGCCATTACAGTATCCGGGACCTAATCTATCTGGATCTGAATTATTAAATCACTTCTTAAAGAAATTAAAGATGGATTCTAAAATTCCATATTCTCGTTGGGAAGGTCAATCTGGAATGGGAGCATTTACTCTCAATGCCGAAGGTATTACTAGAGAAGAAATAAGATATAACAAATTCGTAAATAGAATTAGAACAACTATACAGGAACTTATAACTAAACCTCTTTGGTTACAAATGGAATTAGATATACCTCAGATAAAAGGAGATCATAAATTTAAAAACGCAATAGGCGTTAAATTTAATAATGATAATTTGTTTGAAGAAATGAAAGAACGAGAAGTTGCTAATAAGAGATTAGCTAGTTTCACTGCCATGAAAGGTGTAATGAACGATGATGGTACTCCATATTTCTCTACTGAATATTTAATAAGAAAGGAACTTAAAATGTCAGATGATGAAATTTCAACAAACCAAAATTACATCATACAAGAGCAAGAAGCTCAGGAAGAAGCTAATTCCAAACCCCCTAAGCCTGATGGAAGTGCAGGAGGTGCTATGCCAGATGTAGGTGGTGGTGGAGCTGCGGCCGCTGGTAGCGGAGCTGCGGCTCCTGAAGGAGGAAGTGAAGTAGTGGATGGTGGAGAAACCAAAGGCGAAGGCCAATTATAAATATGATAAAGAAAGGGATAATATCAGGCAAAGTTTTAAAAGGAAGTAATCCTGAGCAATTAAATGTTACACATGGACCTAATACTCATAAAGTACATAAGCATCCAGTAGACGATTTAATTGATAAGTCTATAGGGAAAACTGCTGAGTGGTTTGAACCTAACGGAAGTGTAATTATTCCAACTGAAAAGATAGAATATTTAAAATCTTAATACGTTTTTATCCGTAGAATATACCAAATGGATTATCTCCATCGATATTTATTTTTAATACAAATACATCCCTGTCTTTTTCGTCTGTATATTTAGAAGGAGCCACGTCTATATTTTTAATTTTAGCAGATGCAACATATCTTTCTATCTGATTATTAGCCTCATTGGATAAATTAAAAGGGTCTGTTTCAAAATCAAAAAGATATTTATTTACATCTAACCCAAACTCAGGTTCTCCTAACACGCTTCCTCTTTCAGTTAAAACAGTCATTTTAATTTGAGATATTGCTTCTTCGGTATCATCCGATATTTGTAAAACTCCCTTTTTATAATTTGGATCAGTTTCAGTTCTCATATAAAAGTCTTTAAGTGTTGATGCCATTTTAATACATTATTTTATTGTCTATATAGATAAATCCAATCAGGAGTATTCTCCTTACTCATCATGTCTTCCACTGCCTTTATCTCAGCTTCAGCCGTAGATGTTATAGATTCATAACTAATAGCTACATTACCAGGTAGAGTATATTTAAAAGTCTGTAACATATGTGCTAGTCTAACTTTACATTTAGCTCTTACCCATCTTTGAAAGATTTCATCTTCATATAACTTATCTACTTCTAGTTTTTTATAAAACTGAACAATTGCATCTACCTTAGGAGTTCTTCCCACTATTGTAAGTAATTTAGTATTTTTGTTATAATCATACGCTAATGTGTCTAATACAAGTCCTCTGGTTAAATCTAAGAAGCTAAAGATTACTGTTCTATACATTATACTCTCTCCAATAAAAGGTGTTAGAAACACTTCTGAACCTATAAATTTTGACTCTGAAAAGTCTCTATCCATTGTTCCGAAAATAGAACCTCCAGTAGGTTCTTTACATTGTGTAACAAATTGTACACAATCTGGTAATTGTATCTGTCGTATTTTCTTAAATTGTTTAGAATCAAATAATTCTTTAGGAAGACTTAAATATCTGGGCTCAACGGCATGTCTCCAATTATCCCAAAAATACCTTGCACCTATGTCAAGTTGCCTCTTAATCTCTTTCTCGGGTAAAGAATATGGTAACATTCCTGAAAATGTTATTTCTTCATTAATGTCTTTTATTAAATCTTCTTCAGTCATCTGGTATTATTTATTTTAAAAAATCTATTGGTTAGAACCGGGTCCGTTTCCTGAGGTTTTATCGCTAAATCTTATGTCTGAGGTATCTATCTCAACAGTACCGTCTTCTTTTTTAAGCTTAGCCAAAGCTCTATGATTTTTCTTATTAGACAACTCGTCCCTTTTTGATGCTCTGCTAGCCGCGTTAGATTGAACCCCCTGTAAACATCTGTCCTTTATATTTCTTTTCCAATCGCTATGAAATATTAAATTAAGAGCTCTTGATATATCAACTTCTTCAATATCTCCTATGTTGTTATAAGGATCTCTTGCTAACTTTTCATTAGCTAATTCTTGAGCAATTGCCATTATACTAGTGTACATATTAGCTACTGCGCTGTTTACCATTCCAGTATAGTTAGTATTATACACTACATTATCTTTTTCTTCATTTAGAAAAGATTCTATGTCGCTTATATGTTTGCTTTTATGCTTCATTGGCTTCTTCCTGATCTTCTATTTGTCTAAGTTGCTCTATTTCTATGTCTAATTTAGAAATGTCTGACTCAATTTGAGTTTTTTGAATGTCATCTGTAGTTTGCTTTAGTTTTTCTTGCAAAGCTTTTTTCTGATCTAATAACTGAATTTCTTTAGTATTAGTTTCAATAGATTCTGATACAAATCCTTTAAAATTTTTAATATAATTTTTCATGTTCTCTATTTTAATTTTTCTGGAATATTTATCACCATTGATAATATCCTATTTACGTCTTCTATTTTATCTTTTCTTTTAAAATATGAAACGTCTTTATATTTATTATTTATCTCACGAATTTTCTTAGATGTATCAGCTGTGTTGTTGTTTAATGAGTTTTTACAAAGCATAGTTAAATATAGCAAAATACCTAAATTTAATTCATCGAATTGTTCATATATGTCTTCATGATCTTCATAATATCCATTTCCTTCAAAATAACCTTCATCTAAATTTTCATATTTTGATTCCAGTCTTCTTCCAATATAATTAACTTGTGCATCTAAAATGTCTAATATTCCATGTTTAGATAATCCAGTTTTTAGGATAGCTGCTGATATTGAAATTTTATTTTTAGTATAGTTAACTACAATTTCATCTAAAGAAGGAAGATCGTTAGTAGAATTTATTCTAAAAATAGTATTAAATGTTTTAGAGTTTTCACTGTTTATAGGACCTACTATTTCTGATGTATATTCACCGCTATCTCCTCCATCTGGAGGATTATAATAATCTCCGGGGTCTCCTTCAGTTGGAGTGTTTATCGTATCGTAAAAAATCTCTACTCCTATTTCTAATATTTTATCATTTATAGTTCCATCTATATCGTCTTCTTCTAGATTAAGGTTACCTGAATCTATGTCGTTTAACATTGACATGCATATATTTTCATATTCAGTTTCACCTAAGCTTTTTTCTATTGATGTAAATTTCTCTACCATATAGTCTAAAGCTCTATCTGACTGAAGGTCTGATATTTCATTACGTTTATCATTATTGATATCTTCTTCACCAGTTGGGTCTTGTCCAAACCTTCCACCTCCTGCACCTCCAAAACCGCCTGATAAATAAGGAGAATTATTCCAATGCATAGGCATTCTTCCTATTCCTCCTACATGAGTGTTTATAGATAGCGGAGTCGGTACACTAGGGTTTCTAACAAACATATGCTCAGGAGGATATTCTATTGTGATAGCCCCAAAATGCTCTTTGATATATTCTTTGTAACTTTTTACCATATTAAATGATTTATAAATCCATCCAGGAATCTTTGTCCATCATTGAATCAAACGCAGTAGGTTCTCTATCTGCTATTTCATCCCATGTCGGTATTTTATTCGATATTTCAACATCTACCGTTGGATTTTCCATAAGATGCATCTTTAGAATGTTTTCAATTGTACTGTATTCTGCATCTAGTTGCATTTCCTCTAGTTTATCTAATAACTGATCTACGGTCATTGATAGTATTTCTTGTGGCCATTCTTCGTCGTGATGTTCAAATATTTTATTCCAACTTTTCATATCAATAGGAGTTTATTTTATATATTTAGAATTATTTAGTATAATATTATAAAATAAATCAAATATGTTCTTTAAAAAACGTAAAACAATTACTGAAACAGATGGATATAGAAGCGAAATACTTAAAGCTAAACTTAAGACTGATGTAATCAATAAACTTAATCAGATAAGAATGCACATAGATAAAGAAGATAATTGCTCATATGGAGCTTCTTACGAGCAAAACCTTAGAATAATACTAGAAGACCTAGATGATATTTTATTAAATTGGAAAGATTAGAATTATGCCTGAATTAGCAGAACTTAGATTAACAGCGGATTATATAAATCAAACAGTTAAAGGAAAAACCTTTAATAAAGTTAAGAATAATCCAGAACATAAATGGAAACCCTTATTTCAAAAACATCCATCATTTACTATTAAAGCCAAAAGTAGAGGTAAGGAGTTAATAGTATATATGAACAATTATCCTATAAGAATGACAATGGGTATGTCAGGTTATTTTAGAATAACTAAGACAGGTGAAGAGCATAAACATTCGCATATTATTTTTGAATCAACTTGTGGAATGTCATTATCATTTATTGACATGAGAAGATTTGGTAAATGGTGGCCAGGACAGGAGTGGTCAAATGACAGAGGCCCTGACCCAACTCTTGATTTTGAGGAATTTGTTAGTAATGTTAAATCTAATTTACATAAGAAAATATTTAATAAACCTATATGTGAAATACTTTTGAATCAAAAGTATTTTAATGGTATAGGTAACTATTTAAGAGCTGAAATAATTTATAGAATCGAGGAACTAAGTCCTTTTATGAAAGCAAGTGAAGCAATAGAAAAATATCCAGACATATTAAAACTTTGTAAATATATGCCAGAATTAGCTTATATCATGGGCGGAGGAAGCATTAAAGATTGGAAAAATCCATTTTTAAAAGAGTCAGGTAATTTTATGAAATGCTATGGTAATAGTGACATGATTAGAGAAAAAGATGGAACCGGAAGAACGATATGGTATAGACCTGAACACCAATGGAAAAAAATAGATGAAGATCAGTGGGACCATTATTCAGGTTTACCTAATCCTAAATACTATAGTTAATATTATTTAGTATAATATAAAAAAATAAAAAATGTTTAATAGATTACAGCAATTCGTAGAGAGAAGTAACTCAACAAACTCAAACACTGATAAATTAAATGTCTTAAGAGACTATATATCAGACCAGGAGGTCCTTCAAGCCCTTAGGTATGTATATTCCCCCTTTAAACAGTATTATGTTACTTCAAAAAATCTTAAAAAGAGAAGTGACCTGGTTAGTCCAGTCGGAAACCAATACGGTAGCATCTTTACCCTATTAGATACGTTAAATGATAGAATAATCACAGGACATGATGCCATTGCAGCCGTAAACAGATTTATTCTCGAAAACAGACAATACGAAGACCTTATTTATAACATCTTCGACCGGAATCTTAAGACCCGTTCTACAACTTCAATGATTAACAAAGTTGTACCAGGTTTGGTTCCAACATTCGATGTAGCATTAGCCGCAACTTATGATGAGAAAACCAAAAAGAAAGTCAATCTTGATTCTGATGAATGGTACCTTTCTAGAAAATTGGACGGAGTCAGATGTTTAGCATTCTTCGACAATTTTGGAACTGTTACTTTCAAAAGTAGAAGTGGCAAACCATTTGATACACTTGGAAACGTGGCCAAAGAACTTGAAGGTCTTAAACTCTATAACATTGTAATGGATGGAGAGATTTGCATTGTTGATGAAAATGGCGATGAAGATTTTCAATCAATCATCAAAGAAATTAAAAGAAAAGACCACACCATCGAAAACCCATTATTTCAAATTTTCGATATGATATCGTTAGAAGACTTTGAGAATAAGGCATCTAGGGAAAAATTAAGTGAGAGGCTTGATAACCTTCAAATGTCAATCGACCATGTTTATACCCCAATGGTCCCACCAACATACTTCAGAGTACTTGAACAGGACCTCTTAACCAGTTGGGATATGTTTGAGTCTAAGATGGACCATGCAGTTCAAAGCGGTTGGGAAGGTCTAATGCTAAGAAAAGACGATAAGTACCAGGGAAAACGCAGTACTGATATCTTAAAAGTAAAGAAATTCTATGATGAAGAGTATATTGTCGTAGACTTAGAGAACTCCCCAAACCGTGTAATTGTCAATGGGCTTGAAGTAGAAGAAATGATGCTAAAGAATGTTATCATAGAACACAAAGGAAACAGAGTACAGGTTGGAAGTGGTTTTACAATTGATGAAAGAAGAAGTTATTTTAAAAATCCTAATAAAATATTAGGTAAGACCATAACCGTACAGTACTTTGAAACTACAAAAAATAATCAAGGTACAGAATCACTTAGGTTCCCAGTGATTAAAGCAGTTTATGAAAACGGAAGAGTTGATTATGTATAAACCAAAACAACGATGAGTAATATAGATATTGTAATTATATACCTATTTGTGCCATTTTTAATGGGTGTAACAGCTGTTTTGGGTGGGGATGTCTTTAAAGATTGGATAAAACATAAAATTAAACAAAAAGATGATGAATAAAAAAGAATTTAAACCCCTAAAATGTTTTTTAAAATGGTCTTATGGTGAACCAAAACACCCTAAAGAATCTATGACAGAGTTTACCTGGGGTTCAGGTATTAATATGACAATTGCGGGACCAGAATTAAAGTTTGATGAAAATACAACATTATCCGAATGGAGACAGTCAGAAATAAAAAAGTGGGAGAATCTTATGGAAGATTTTAATAAAGATAAAAGAATACAACAGTTAGACTTTAGAATAAACCCAAATAGGAATGATGTCGAAGAAGTTGAATCAGATATTAACTTCATTAAGTGGGTAGATTAAACCAAAACAAAGATGAGTAAAAAAGACAATAATTTAGAAATGTTATTAGTTGGTTTATTCCCACAAAACAAAATTAAAGTTGATACTGAAATCCACAGTAAATTCGGTATGTGTATTGATGTGAATGTTGATGATAAGAAAATAAAATTCAAAATACCAGAAATAGACCCAATAGAAAGGATGATGTTTTCAGTTGAAGATTGGGCTATGGAATACAGCCATTTAATCGTGCAGGAAATCAGAAATCAATTAAACCAAAACAAAGATGAGTAAAGAAGAAATTATAGATTCCTTATACGATATATTAGATGAAATAGATGAAACACCAAAGGATGAATTTGTTGATATAGTGTATATTAAAGAAACGCTAGAAAATATAATAAAACAAAACAAAGAAGATGAGTAAAGATTATTTAGATAAGTCGGAAGAAAGACAAAAGCAGAACATAGAAAAGATTAAACCAAAACAAATGCCACATCCTATTCCTAAATTGAAATGGTGGCAGATGTTAATAGGAGGATTCAAAGGTAGAAGATATTAAACCAAAACAAATAAGATGAGAAATAATATAGAAGACTTATCATTAGAATTAATAAAAGACATTAAAAGTTTAGAGGGGTTTAAAAGTTCACTCATAGAGGAAGAACTTATACATAACTTATCAGAAAAATTAGACAATTTAACTAGTGAAGACAAAGAGGAAAGAATTAAGGCATTACACAATATGTTTGCACTAGGTCAAATATTTACAAACCAAAACAAAGATGAGTAAAGAAATTGAAAAAATAAGTAAGCAATTATTTGAACTTAAAGAATGGCTATCTGAACAACCAGGACATCCTAGTCATCTTTCTAATTTACCTCAGTGGTTTTGGGAAGGTTGGGGTGAATGTATAGATGATTTAAAACGATTAAGTAAAACAAAACAAAGATGAGTAAAATTAAAGAAGAGTTAAAACCCGTGAGATTAACAAAAACTGAAACCTGTTTAACTTATGTTTTAAGACGAATGGGATTAGAGCCTGATTTTTGTACTTATGAAACATTTCATGAACACTTTAATCAATTTACATTTTCTAGGTATCAAAAAAAAATAAAAGTTGGTGATATTCTTCTATGGGATAAAACTAGTACATGGGAATGGTTACCTTGGACTATAAATGACAACGGTATTATTGAATGGAAAAATATACCAGTAGGATTTCATTTTGCAATATATGAAGGTGATGGTATGTTTAGTGATTGTACAAGACTAGTAACGCCACCACATCCCACACTTAGATTAAGAACAATGACAGACTTGCAAAAGAACCCAGATTTTGTATTAAGATTAGAACTAAACCAAAACAAAGATGAGTAAAGAAGAAGATAAGGAATTAGTCAGCAGGTTACTAAAAGCAGCTAACGAAATTCATAAGAAAGGATTAGCTAAAGCAAATTATATACATCTACCAGCAAAATTCATACAACAACGAGCAGACGAAGAAGGAGTTACATTTGATGAAATGGTAAAGATAATTGAAGAAGAGATTAAACCAAAACAAAGATGAGTAGAGAATATATTAAAGAACAATACCAACATCTACAATTATTAAGTAGCAACATAACACCAACAAGACCAGGTGTGGGATCCTATGTAACTGTAGATGGATTAGAAATATCTGAAGACTATTTTCCAGAAGAATTTGAACAAATAGAAAATGCCTGGGATAGTGTTGCTAAAAAAATAAAAGAACTAAACCAAAACAAAGATGAGTAGAGGAGAATTTGCAGTATCACCCCAAGTTGCTAAAGTACTTAGTGATATACAACAAAGAGAAGAAGATTTTATTAAAGGTAAATCTATAAAAGTAGAAGAATGGGACCTCGAAGACATTCAAAAAGAATATGAACTTATTCTTAAAAAAGAGAGTAAACTCTCGTCTAACAATAGAAAAAAGATTTTAGAAATATTAAACCAAAACAAAGAAGATGAGTGAAGAAGAAATAAAAACACTTAGACCATCATTCAAATTTGGAGGAATGATTATGACTGATTGGTTTGAAGTTTCAGAAGGTAAAGGATATTGTATAATAAGAAGTGGATTAAAACACGCTGATGGTATTACAAAATCACCTTATCATTATGAATATTTCAAAGGTGGTAACAATGCAACAAATGAAGTTTTAAACCATTTTAATAATTGGTGGAAACTATTAAACCAAAACAAAGATGAGCAAAGGAGAATGGATATTTGAATACAAAAATCATACCTATCATCTACAAGACAGAGATGATAGTTTTAAGAAAGGAGATTTGTTTTTTGAAAGATCAGGTAGATTAGGTCCTATTGAATGGGACGGTAAGGGACAACTTAACTATCATTGTAAAAAAATAGTAAGTATTAAACCAAAACAAAGAAGATGAGTAAAGATGAAATAATAGATGGATATACCTTTAAGTATAATTCAGAAAATAAATTCTACGAATGTAGAGGAGATGTTTGTTATGATGATGAACATGATGAAGTACCTGAAAAGGGACTTTGGGATGCAGCACATAAGCTTGAACATAAATTAAAGAATCAAGGTATTGATTGTGATGTAGAGCATTCTGAAAAAGGTTGGGTAGAAGTATGTATAAACTAAACCAAAACAAAAAAGATGAGTAAAACTAATTACCAACCCTTAATATGTTCAGATAAAGAACTAAAGGAGATAGCAGAACATTGGTGTGTTTTAGTTGGTGAAAAACCAACAGCATCAATATTAAATGCGTTTATAATGGGAGCAAAAATAGCCGTATCTAATAACGGATGGATAGTAAATAAAGACAGTAATGAAGATGATTTTGACTACGAATCGGGGATGTGCTAAGGCATGTAAACAGTAACAGCTTTAAATGTGAATAAACAAATTATCTTTTAGAATCCATTAATCTAAGATAGGCTTCTCTCACTTCTTTCTTTGCATGAATTAATCTTCTTTTGATATATACATTTTCAAAATTATCGTCTTCTGATATTGCATTTAAGGCTGCTCCTGAAAGAGCGTTTATATGTTCAAGTAATTCTTTTATAGTTTGCATTTCTTCCATAGGAATTGGGTCTTTTCCAAATTCATAACGGTTTCCGTTACCACCAAGTTCAGAAGATCTGATGAATTCAATGTACCCCATTCCTTCTTTTACTTGCTTTTTCATATTAATATTCTCCAGATTCTTCTCTTTCTTCCTCTTTAGATTTTTTAGAATCACTTTTAGTTTTCTTTAAAGGCTTAACCTTTTTATCTGACTTAACTTTCTTATCTGATGATTTTTCATCATCTATATCGTCTAACTTAACAGGTCCATTTGGTATAGTAGGGCTATTTTCATAATCTGTTTTTATAAACTTAGTAGCCGGTTTACTAGAAATAGAATCCATATCTCCTTTACTATCTGGTATGCTAGGGGAATCTGTCAATTCATTAGATGCGTTTTGCATCTTTTCAACACTCTGTTCATCATTACCTGGAGCAGAGAAATGATCTCCTTTAGAATAGGCTTTTGTAAATTCTGAAAAATTTAGTATTCTTTTGTTATCCATTGTTACTTAGATTTTTTAATATGATAACTTACCGAACTAGCGGCAACGTTATATTTTTTACCTATTGCTTTATAAGTCATTCCATTCTTTCTATCTTTAATAAACTGCTTTTTCATGTCAGATGTTATTAAAGTCTTCTTTGATTTTGAAGGCTTTATCTTACTAGCTGACGTTAAAGGTTTAACTGCAGTTTTTGCAACTTTAGTTGTAGGCTTCTTAGTTTTAGGCTCATCGGTTTTACACCAATCTAAACATACTTTACCAAAGGTTATTTTGTTAATTAATATACAAATCCACTTTTTCATCTATCTATAATGTTTTTAAAAAATTATTAAATGTTTTAATTGTACTCTCATTAGTAAAACCTACGTTTTCTTGAGTCATTGCTGCATCAAGGGCGGCTTGTTCTTCTGGAGCAACATTTCCTAATTCACCTTCTTCTTCCGAAGACATTTCATCTGAAGGCATTTCATCTGAAGACATTTCATCTGAAGGCATTTCATCTGAAGGCATCATATTAGATTTAGTTAAAGTTATCATCACTTTAGATCCTTCATCTGTAGTTGCTTCTAATGTAATTCCATCCATTTCTGGATCTTCCATTAATTCCTTAATGTGTTCATCTGTTAAATTTAATTTATATTTACTTGCCATTTTTATTAAAATTTTTTAAAAATCAGTATCTACTGAATATTTTTTACCTCCACTTAAGGTATCTATGTACCATGTCGCAGTATCATTCATTGTGCTTCCTTCCGCTTTTACTATAATACTATCAAATGCTGCTGATAATTTAGCTTTATTAGGGTCTTTTTCCTTTAAAGTGTTCATTAGCGGATTGATTTGACCATTCCACCATGTTGTAAAATATGAAATTGCACCTGCTTCGTTATCATTAAAAGTACCTTTATACTTATTAAAATATCCATTACTTGGATTCCATAAAGCTTGTATTTTTCTAGATATTTTTTCAGCTATTTGATCATCGGCTGCTGTTCTTAAGAACATGTCTTTTAAATTAGATGTTTCAGCAGCAGTGGTAATTACTATACCCGCTTTATTTTCAAAGTTCATATCTTTATTAGGTTTTCCAAATTCTTTTACGTAACTTGGTGATTCAATATAGATAGCTCCTATATTACCGGATGAATCTTTCCAAATGTTTTGTACTAGATATCCAAAATCCGCAGCATCCCATCCGTTTGTAAATGTAACTACATCTCCGGCTTTTACAGTACCTATCGTTGGCCTAGGGTTAGCGAAATGTACAGCTATTTTATTTCCTGTTTTATATTGTATGTATCCCATTGGAAGTCCTTCTACATCTCCTGCTCCTGATTCTATACCTAGTATTTTTTCAAATTCAGCTCTCCATCCATTAGGTTTACCTGTTGATGCCCAAACCTTTTTTAACATATTAGCTGAACCTTCACCGGAATCGTAATCCATTTTTGCTTGAGCATATGATCTTGCTACAAAACTATTATTAGTACCTGTTGCATCTAAATCAAATGTACTTGTTTTACCATATGAGTCTTTTAATTTGTCTTGGCTATTAGCCCATGTTCTATATGCAACAGCTTGAGCATTAGTTAATCCGCTTTTTCCAACAGCTTCAGCTTCGCTATCAGTGCTTGAACTCTTAGATTTAGTTTTAGTTTTAGTTGACGTAGGTTCTTCTTTTTTAACTTGGTCATTATTAATTACTTTCATAGCAGCTGTCATATCAAAGTCTTCAAATAATTTAATATAATCTGAAAATTTAAATATAGTAGATTCATTAGAAGCAACTTCTTCTGTTTCTTCGGGTTCTTCAATTGAGCTCCATTCATTAGCTTGTTCTACTATTTTATCAACTAATCCTTGTGAAATATAATTAGCGTCTTTCATTCCAAAACCTGCTCTAAGTGCTTTTACCCATAATAAATCTTTATCTTCTAATTTTGTTGTATCTAGCCAATCCATTCCAAATATATTTCCTAAAGTTAATCCTTTTTTACGAAATACTACTCTTATTATTTCTTTTAACTCGGGTAAAGCATTGCTTTCTTGTCCTACTTCTATTCTGGTTTCACCTTCATCGTTTTTAGGAAGTTCAATAGGTTTATACGTTCCAGCTTTAGGTACTGGTTTCTTTCCATTGTCTTTAAGTTCATCTGGTGCTTCTTCTTCTTCTTCATCTTCTGTTGCAAATCCTATAGTAAACGTTACTTTATCTTTATTTTTACCATCTTTGTATTTCTCTATTTCAATTGAATCTTCGTCGTATTTTCCTTCATTAGATCCTGACATTAATTCGTGAGATAGAAAATCCATTATATCATTTACTATAACTCCATTATCATCCCATATTGGACTGTCTTTGCTTTTTCCTTTAAGAACAAATGTATCAGTTTCGCTATTGCCAGATTTTCTTTTTTTAGTAAGAACATACTGAGCACCTGAATCAGAAACCCAGTTGTCTCGTCTATATTTTCTTTTGTTTGACTTATTACGCTTCTTCTTTGAAGCCTCTGGTTTATTAAGCTTCTTTTGTTCGTTTAAAACTTGCCAATCATTAAAATGTTTTACTATCATGGTGCATTGTATTTTGTTTTACTTATTTATTTATCTATTTGAATTATCCCAATTCTTCAGTATGACCGGGTCTAGTTGCTCCTGTTGAAGATGATTCTTTTCTTTTTCCTTTAAAGGAATCAGATTTGCTCCAATTAAATTTAGTTAATAATTCTGGAAATTTTGTAAATATTGAATCATACATTGAATATAGTTTCTTAGCGTCTGAACCATTTAACTTCTTAGAATAATCCTTTATTTTATAATAAATCATTACTCTAGTTAGCATTAGATTAATAATATCCATATGCTCAGGGTTCATGTTCTTAATATATTGAAATACGTTTTCTAATTGATTTATATAATCAGCGGAACCTGATCTAAGTGACAAATCAGGCACTACCTCTGCTCTGGTTAATAATATAGAAACCATTTTATTAATTAGCGCGTTTGCTTTTTTAGTATCTATGCTTCTAATTTTAACCAGCTTATCAAAAGGATTAGGCGCTAGTTCCCATGTAGTTGCTAGTTGATCTATATTCTTATCTTTTTCTATAATATCACTAAAAAGTTTTAGTTTATTTCCGTTATCATCTTTTTTAGTAGTATTTTGATCTAACAAAGAATTTGCGCTTTGTAATATCTTAGATAAATCTATTCCATATATAATATCTTTAAAGTCCTGTATGTTTTTATTACTTGATAATATGTCTTTGGGGTTGTCTTTCTTTATATTCTTTATAGCTTGACTTAGAGATTCTCTGTATCTAGATATTATGTTCATGTATTGATCTATCTTTATTTTTTTAGATCTTAATTCTTTTAATAAAGAAGTTCTAGTACTAACTTTAGTATCAGGAGGAAGTTCGTTAATTTTATTTCTTAGTTCTACATATTCTTTTTTAATTTTATTAAAGTCGTAAGGTTCACTAACTAAACGTATGTCTTCTTCGCTAATAAAGTTTCTTCGTAAATCATCAAGGGTTTTAGAATCTTTTATTGTATCGATTATTCCACCCTGTCCGCCTTCTCCGACCAATCTTCTCTTTATAAAATCTTGATACATCTTTAATAGTTTACTATTATCTTTTATTTCATCTAAATGCATCTTAGATAAACTAGAACCAACAGTTGTTCTAATGTATAGCTCCTTTAAAGCTGTTGGCAAAATTTTCCATATTCGAATATCAATACCTTTTGTATTTCTATTATTTAAAAATTCTGTTATTTTTTGTTGAGTAAACCAGTTTAATTGTAACCATTCTTCTTTTTCATCATAGTTCATAGCTTCAAATCTATTCGCTGAAATATTAATATTATTGACATCAGAACTACCTGCTTGATTATCTCGTGTTCTTTCGCTTTTAGATACATCCATTGGTAAGAGTATATTTCTTTCTAACTTACCTAATTCCTCGTCAGAAGGTACATAATAGAATGGAAGATCTATTATGTCTTGAGTTACTTGAGGTGACGATGTATCTATAGAGCCTCCTCCTCCGGTTGATCTCTGCTGTCTTCTTATACTTTCATTTTCAGTTGAAGGCCATATTTTTTCAGCGCATTGTTTTAAAGTTAAATGCTCGCCGTCGCCTTTAGCTTTGTCTCCCCATTGTCCATTATTAGATGCGCCTACTAACCAATATGTATTTTCATTAGGTTTCCAATCCTTAACAAAAAGAACCGCAATATGATAATTATCATAGAATACTCTTGCATTTTCATTTGCTACTAATTCTGTAGTCTCAGGGCTTAATCTAGGTGTAGCACTTGATCCTCTCCATGTTCTATACAACCTTCCTAAACCTTGTCCATCTTCTGTGTTTAAGTATTCTGATATCTTTTCAGCTTCAAAAACAGCTCGTTTTTTGTTTTCTATGAAGTAAATGGTTTGTCTTTCGTTTGCGTTTCTTCTATATGTACTATACCAACTATCGCCGCTTGCTATACACCATGAATAGGATCCAGTATTTGCACCATTTTCTCTTAACAATTTTTCAAATGATTTTCTAGTGTCTACACAGAATTTAAAGCTTAAAATTCTATGTATTCTATAGTGTTCATTATCTTCAACTATTTCTCCTCCGACAGGTTTAAGAGTACCATTGTTCCCCAGGCCTTCTAATTTAGATATTCCTTTATCAAATGTTAACGCACCTATTGTAGCTTGATCCATTTTACCAGAAGGTTTTTGTAAACCTCCGCTTAAAATAGCTTTTATAGTCGTTAATTCTTTTTTAATATTTGATATTTTTTCGTACTCTATTATTATATCGTCATTGATTGCTTGTCGTATAGATGGATCTTCTTCAAGAGTAGATTGTTGAACTTTATTTTTTAATTGCTCTTCTTTTTGTCTAATGATATCTTCAGTTGTAGTTATAAAACTTGCACTTTTAGATAACTGTATTTTTTCTTTAGCTGAAAGATTAGTTAATCCTACACTTTTATATTTGTCGTATATTTCTTGCCAATTGTAATCATTTGATATACTGTCTTTGAAACCTCGTTGAAACTCTCTTATCTTTGACTCCAGCTCGCTATTATAAAATCCTGTTTTTTCTAAACCTAGTTTATCTTGTATAGTAGATATCGCTGGGTTTATGTCACCTTGTTTAAGTGAAGATACAACCGGTATTTTTGCAATTCTAGAAACATAATCTACTAATGCTCTTAAACTTGAAAAATCATATTGTTCAATATTTCTTCTATTGTTTATATCATTGTCTACTCTAACTCCAGGTATATCAGATGTTAATATATCTTTTAACTCTCCTTTTGGGTTATTAGTAATTCTATCGAATTTTGAAATATAATCAACTACTATATCTCTTTCAGTTGTTTGAGACCATTTATCTAAAATATCCTTTTTACTTTCTAATAATTGATATATGTTCCATCCAAATATATGTTTATTAACTTCACTTAATGAAGGGTCTTGGTTTAGTGATATTCCTGCACCATTAAGCAAGTCTCTAAGAGCATCGTCACTTGGAGCATATGGTTCGTTATCTGGATCGTTGGATGGTCCAGCTGGACCATCATCATTTCTTCTAAAGCCTGTTCCTTCAAGTCCGTCTATATAAAATTCTTCAAATAGTTCATATGGCTTGTTTGAATCGTCGCTAAAAATAGCTTTACTTACTCTTAAAAAAAGATCATCGTCTAATTTGTAAAACCTAGAAAGTACATTTAACATCATCGCTGGATTTCTTTCACGTATTTCACGTTGTTCTAATAAATTATCTTCTACTTTTATAAAAAACTCTTTAAACTTACTAACCATACCCGGTCCATATTGTAAACCTTCTCTTTCTGAATATTGAGTTCCAGATAAAGACATCATCGTATCCTCATCTTCTGCGTTTAGTTCAGGATCTCTATGCATTGAAATTAATTCAAGTATACCTTTTATTATTTCATGAACTAATATTAAAATAGTATATCCACTTGCTTCAATAGTGTATTTGTTAGTATCTTCGTTCCATACAAGCTCAGCTCTACCTAATGCAGGTGATTGTGTCATTACTTGATGCATAAGTTCTTTTGGAACCTTTGAGTATAAACCAAATGTTTTATCCATTAGTTTATAATAATCCCCAAAGCTAACTCCTTCTATTTCAGTATCTCCTGTAATAAAATCATCTTTTATAGATGATGCAAACCCCTGTGTTAAAGCATTTTGTATAGCCCTTACGTCTATCTCTTTTTTTAATTTGGGATTTTCGCTTTCTATTTCTTTTTTAACCTCTTTAAATCTTTCGGGTTCAACTCCTATTATATTAGACTTAGCATCCATTAAATCAGAGTCATTTAAAATTTTTAATTTAAAATCTAATTTGTTAATGTCGAATCCCTTTCCATCAAATATTTCAGAAACTATTTCCATAGCTTTTTCAACTTTATCCTCATTTGACATTTCAGATTCAACGTTTCGTATAGAAGATAATAATTCTAATATATCTTTACTATCTTGCATGGCTCCTTGGACGTCTTCTGGTTTAAACTGACCCTTTAAACTTCTCATAAAATCATCAGATAATCCTAGATTGTCTTCTAGTGATTCATTAGAATCTAAACTAATTAGCTTATTAAACCTTTGAGATATTTTCCTCAGCAGCATCTCCGCGGTCATGGGAGTAGACAAAGCTTTTTTGATAAGAGGCTTCTCTACAATTTCCTGAACATATTCGTTAAGTTTAAGTAAATACTTCATATTGTTAAAAATATTATTTGTAAAAACAATTGTACACAGCTTTCCATTGCGTATCTGTTAAGTAACCTTTTCTTTTATATTGATCTTTAACTGATTTTAAAAATGCAAAATTCCCATTATAATGATGTAATCTTGATCTAATATCATTTAGGTTATCTAATACAAATTGACTAAGCTTTGGTTCTCTATGCTCGTCTAATCGTATACTGAAGTTTTCTATGCTGTTTATGTGTTTCATAACGTTCAATATTATTTATATGAAAAAATTAGTATAATAATCTAAATTAATTATTTAAAATGAGACAATTTAGAGTATCTAAAGAGATTTATACAGTAAGAAACAATACTATTAATTCATATTTAGAAGATGTTAGGGCTATTCCCGAAATATCAACAGAAGAGGAATACGAACTTGCATTAAAAGTAAAAGAAGGATGTAATCTTTCTAAAGAAAAACTGGTTAAATCTAATTTAAGGTTTGTGATAAGTGTAGCTAAAATGTATCAAAGGAGTAATTCTATTATATCATTAGAGGATTTAATAAATGAAGGAAACCTAGGCATGATAGAGGCTGCTGAAAAATTTGATCCTTCGCTGGGATTTAAGTTTATTTCATTTGCGGTTTGGCATATCCGTAGAAGAATAAGAGAAAGTATATCTAAAAACTCAAGACAAATTAAATTACCAGAAAATCAAATACAATACGCAGCAAAAATAGGAAAGATACAAATTTCATATATACAAGAGTTTGATAGATTTCCAACTCCTGAAGAAATACAAGATAAATTACTTGAATTAGATATTCCTGTTAAAATGACAATAGAATCTATTACTAAAATATTAAGTCAAGACACTATGACAGTTGGCTTAGAATCACCTTCTTCGGAAAGCAGCGATTATTCCCCAATTAACTACATAGAATCTAACGATAATATGGAAAGCATAAACAGTAGAGATTCAAGTATTGTTTTAAATGAATTGTTTAAACCTTTAAATAATATGGAAATACAGATAATATCAATGAGACTAGGACTCCCTCCGTATAACGAGATTTATTCAAATAAACAAATAGCTGATCGTTTTGGATTAGCAGCTCAGGATAGTATTAGAAAAAAAGTAACTAAGATTCTTAGAAAGATAAAAACCGTTAGTCCTAAATTAATTAATGAATTAAAAAACGAAAGACATGCCATATAATAAAATTAGAGGTACAGAAGAAAAATATTATGGTTCATCATTAAATAAATTCATAGCTGAACGTTGTAGAAAGGATATGACAGTTATGAATATAGACTTAATAACATATGATAGAGATAAAAAACATATAAGAATAATAGAAAGTAAACATGAAAACGAAAGAACTGGATATGGTCAAAGTGTGTTATTAAAATTATTATGTACATTGTTTAAGCAAATATCTGGATATAGAGTAACTGTCTTTATAATAAGAGGAAACCCTCCATACGAGCATGCTTATCTTGAAAATGTGATAACGAGAGAAAAAACAAAAGTAGACCAACAATCTCTTATACGCTTTTTAAATTACCGTATTTAAATAAATAATATAGTAATGGAAGATGATAAAAAGTGTTGCAAATTATGCGGAAAACGCATGGGTCTTACTGAAGACACAGATCATATATGGTGTGCAGAATGTACAAATGGAATTGGATTAATTAGCTTTTTAAAAGATAAAATGCTACCTATCGATGAAAAAACTATATTAGATAACATAGATAGTTTTATAACAAGCGGTTCTATTGAAGATTTTTTATTCAATCCAACTAGCCTGGATAAATATATAGACTTAAACTACTCTTTAGAGCAATATGAAAAAATAAAAAGTAGATCTCAAACTATTCGTAAGAAGCTAAAAATAAAAAAATAATTTTACATTTTGAAAAGAAACACTCAAAAAAGATTAATCGTAAACAAATATGTAAATCGTTACATAGCACCTGAACTAAGAGGCACTGTTGCCGCCGCTAATGGTAATATGTGGGTAAAAATAGATGATAATAATTTTCCAGATGGAAGTTATTTTAGTAGAAAAATCTCTAAAAAACTAAAGATTGATACCGTACAATACCGTATACTTAAACGTATATGGGAATCCGGAAACACAGGTTTGACTTTTACCGACATACAGATGTTTATATTAGGAGGAGAGGATCAACTTCAAAAAGGGCCTTCTAATCTTCCTCGTGTAGATGATCAACAATGGGATCACGATAATGGAGGGTTTACAGGTAGAGTACATAAAGTAAGAGCTAGTCGAGGTCACTATTCAACATGGTTAAGTTACACTATGCCAGCTTTTTGTACAAAAGGAGATGACGGTAGATGGAGACTCACACAAAAAGACCTACTAGTTCACTTTAAGAACAGATTCGAATAAACTTTTAATATTAAAATTAGTATAATATTAAAGACTTAAACATAAACTATGACTTCAAAAGCTACACAGACCGTAAATGTATTTAATTATTATGAAAATAAGTTTAATAGAAAATTTACTTTAAAAGTTCCTAATAATATGATTATTCATCATTATGCACTGATTGTAATCGCATCTATATTTGAAGTATACTATAATTCTCGTTTTATAATTCCATTAGCAGTTATGACTTTTACGCAATTTTTGACAATACGATCTTTATTTAAGTCTAGGGTAATATCAAGATGTATTATCTTAGAAATGGATAATCAAGGCAACATATCCAATGAAGAAAAAGAAGATATATTTAAAATATGTTGTGATGAAACAAATGATATAGGATTTCTATATACTAGAGGTGCTCTTATTGCTAAGTCTTTAGTTTTAATGTTCTTAATACATTACGCAACCATAGGTCTAAGTATATAATCAGATATTTTCATTTCACGTTGTCTGAGCCATTTAGCATAAGCATCGTACATTCTACTTTTACTTAATCCTGGGTAATCTTTTGATAATAAACTGAATATAATTTTACTATACATGTTAGGAGATACTTGTTTAGCCTGAAAGGCTTTTACTAATTCATGTATAGCCACTCCTATTTTTTCATTCTCTTTCTTAATGTCTGATCTTCGTTGCGCTGACTTTTCTGAAGCAACTGATTTTCTAGAATCAGCGGCATCTCTATTTTTAGTGTAACTTATATCCTGTATAGATGATGATGCTATATTTGCTATACTAACGTCATTCATTTCAGAAAGAGCTGAATACGCTGTTATTAATTTTTGACTTAGAGACTGTGAAGAGGTTTCACCTACTCCATCTATTAAATTTTCAAACTTCTTTAATGTATAACTAAGTGTTCGGTCAGAATCCATTCCTATTGCATCGGCGAGAGCAGGTACTGTTATATTAAAAGTTCCATCTGTTTCATCAGTGTATCCAAAAGCCTGTATTCCATCTATCATTTTTACGTAATCTGCTCCTACTTCTTCACACCTTCCTTTTGCTAATAAATATATAGCAGCCATTTGAGGTTTTGTCATTATTTGTAGTCCTCTTGAATAAGCTCGCATTTCACCTGAAGAATATTCTACGTCTGTGTCTTCCCACGATTCACCTTCTTCATTGCTAAAATCAATGTCTTCGTTTAACCTACATCCTGATATAAAATCTAAGGATATTCCTCTGTTTAATAAATCATTCATTGTAGATTCATAGATAGCTTCGAGTATGCTATCATTTTCAAAATTTTCAAATATTTTAATGTATGTTTTCATGGCTTTATTTTTTTAAAAATCTATTTCCCAGTCGTCTTCGCTTGATTCGAAATCTTCTAATTCAGATTCACTGTCGTCTGTTGGGATATCCTTATCAAATTCGCTATCTATTGCTCCTGTATCTGATACATAGTTTATTTCTTGCATATCTAGTTTTTCATGATATTTGTCGTACCATTTTTCTAAAACATTATAAAAGGATTTTATAAAAGCAGGATCTCCCATTTTTTCTTTCAGGTCTCCCATGTTTTCTTTTATAAAATATTTTATTTCTTCAGTTGCTTCGATGGCATCCATATCAGAAGAGACAACTTCTCTTACTTTTTTATCTAAAAGAGCTATAGTATTATCTGTAGTTAAAGAATTATCGTTTTCTAAAACTAAAAATGATTTATATGACACTATATGTTTTCCCATAATAAACTTAAATCTTTTTATTATTTATAAGAGAACTTAGTTTAATAAAATGGTTTAATACTTTAAATAAATTTTAGTATAATAATTAAAAATTACAGATATATGTTTACAAAAAACGAAATTACAAAAATGATTTTCTTTGATGTTGAAACGGCTACTACGTTTAAAGACCATAGTGAATTATCAGAAAGAATGAAAAAGCTATGGTCAAAGAGATGCGAATGGCTTAGAAAAAATTACGAAGACAACGAAGGTAAAACCGATAGCGAACTTTATAGTTACAAAGGCGCTCTTCATCCTGAATTTAATAAAGTACTTTGCGTATCCTTTGGTAGAGTTGAAATAGATTCAACGGGGGAAGTAACTAGTAATGTTCATACATGCAGTGGCCATGATGAAAAGGAAGTATTACAAAATACATTAAAGGTATTTGAAAAATTTTACACGAGTGGATTTAAATTTGTTGGACATAACATAAAAGGTTTTGATATTCCTGTTATTTTAAAAAGAGCTATTATAAATGGGATAAGTATACCTAGTTTCTTGCATTTGCATAATCTTAAACCTTGGGAAATGCCTTTTGTAGATACATCTGACGTTTGGAATTTCGGAGCATGGGGAGGAACAAAAGTTTCATTAGACCTAATGTCAGCTAGCTTAAACGTGCCTACTCCTAAAGATGCAATGGATGGTAGCATGGTATCAGGAGCATACTGGTTCGAAGACAAGCTGGATGATATCGTAACATATTGTGAAAAAGATGTAGTTGCAACTGCAAACGTTGTTCTAAGATTAGGGAATCATAACATAATTGAAATATAAAATGACAAAAGAAAACCTAATTGCAATCATAGAAAATAGGAATAGCTGGACTTTGGCTAAGCATAGAAGTGCTTTAATGCTCTTAGATAACTTTAAAGATAATAAGGTTATTGAATACCTATGGTATAAATTTAAATCCACAGGGGATTATTATTATGCATCTATAGTCAAATCTTATAAAGTAAAATGAATATAGAACATCAATATCTAATTCTACTTAAGGATATCCTAGACAGTGGATTAGAAAAAGAAGACCGTACTGGTACAGGTACTATCTCCATGTTTGGTAGACAAATCAGACACAAAATGAATCAAGGATTTCCTCTACTAACAACCAAGAAAATGTATTGGAAAGGAATTGTAATAGAATTGTTATGGTTCTTACGTGGTGATACAAACATTAAATATTTAGTCGATAATGGTTGTAATATCTGGAATGGAGACTGTTATAAGAAATATTGTAAAATAGCAGGGGCTATGGAGGAACCTGATTATGATATTCATGTTGATGATCCAGGTCAAAATTGTACCAGACTCATGACTCAACAAGAGTTTATTGAACAAATCAAAACCAATGATGAGTTTGCTCGAAAATGGGGTGATTTAGGTCCAGTGTATGGTAAACAATGGGTTGAGTGGGAATGTCCACCTATGACACCCGATGAAGTTGATTATCCAAGAACAGTCAATCAAATTCAAAACCTAATAGAACAACTCAAAACAAATCCAGACTCAAGACGACTAATGGTTAACGCTTGGAATGTTGGCGAATTGGACCAAATGACACTTCCACCTTGTCACTACGGATTCCAATGTTATACTACAGAGATGAGTTTTAAAGAACGAATTGAATATTGGACATCCTCTATAGGTAAGAGTCCATCTTATGGGAAGCAGTTTAATGATAGCGATTTAGATGAACGCAATGTTCCTAAACGAAAGTTATCTCTAATGTGGAGTCAACGTTCAGTAGATACTTTCTTAGGTTTACCATTCAACATAGCATCCTATGGTTTACTACTTGAAATCATCGCTAAAGAAGTTAATATGGTTCCTGATGAATTGATTGGTAATTTAGGTGATGTTCATTTGTATAAGAATCACATTGAACAGGCGAAGGAACAACTAACTAGAGAACCTAAAAGACTACCGAAGGTATTAATTAATAATGGTGAAGTTGATAACAACGGTGTACCATTCACTAAAAGCGTGTTGGATGGGTATGATATAACCGATTTTGAATTAGTTGATTATCAATCACATCCATCTATTAAAGCATCACTTAGCAATTAGGTGTTTTTAACAGAATTAGGAATAGAAGTTGCAGCTGTATTCTTTTTGTTATAGAATTCTGTTTTTCCAGCATATCTCCAATAAAAACAATTATTAAACCCTTTAGGTTTTCTTTCAGCAATACCTGCTGCTCCTTTAGATGAAGGAGTAGCGGCTAAAAATTCTGTTCTACTTCCTACATGTTTACTAGCTGCACTACGGAGTGAACTTGATTTTTGAGCAGATATAGCGTCATTAATTTGAACAGTAGATTCTTCTAAACTTCTTCCTTTAGATTTACGATATACTTCAATAGCCTCGTCTTTATTATTAATACTATTCCATTTTGCGCCTTTAGCTTTACCATCTTTTACAGGTTGATATTGTCCAGGTGAAAGTATTACTTTTTGCAATGTTTTTCCATAAGGTTTTCCAGGAGTGTTATATCTGTTGTATATAGCTTGAGCTACATCTGCCATTGCTTGTTTTGAACCGCTATAATTTTTAGTGGTATAGTTTTCACAAGCCATTATAACAATTAAAGTCCAATAGTCGGTATTGCCTTGAAGTTTATCTGTTTTTGCTTTAGACAAGTTTTTTTTATATTGAGCATTTAGATTTTGTATAGAACTAGCGTTTTCTACAGTATGCCAATATTTTTCCCCTGACTTTAGTTGATACTGCCAATTAGGTGTTTTATCTTTATTTAAGCCCGATCTTCGATATACATATTTTGGTTTAGAAGATATGTAATATTTAGTATACTCGTCTTTATTTTCAAATAAGCGGTTCCAATTATTATAATTTTTTATGTACATTTTTAATGATATATTTCTATATTTATTTATACTGGCTTTTTTTCTTAAATAAATAATATTAGCAAAATAATATTGATATGGCAGAAATAGCTAGACTTTATCCAAAAATAGATTTTTCAAAAATCAAGTTTTCTAGAATTCCTAAAAATGGTTTTTTAATAGGTTTTAATTCTAATAATAACAATAGACTATCTAAAATAGACAGGTCTGGTACTATTACCGTGATAGAATCATTCGAAAGTAAGTCTGATTCTTCTGGTTCTAATTTTAAATTTTTTGCACAGACGGACGTTCCAAGCGTAGAAAATGATACTGAGTTGCATCATGGTAACATATGGTACGATACAGTTAACGCTATGCCTTATATTTACACTAAAATAGATGTAGATCATTTCGTATGGCTATCGCTTCAGTCTAATGAAACTGAATCTTCTTTTGAAAGCTTATCTAAAAGTCAAATACTTAGCATAGATCATCCGATAGATGGTGAACTTATATATAATAATACAGATCAGGAGTATGTATTCTACAATGGAAGATCTTGGAAAAAAATAATTACTGAAGACTTATAATATGGATTTAACTTTATTTCCAAAAAATCCAAGTGTTGGCGAAATAGTAAGAGTAGACGGCAACTCATCAAGGTCTTATAGATGGGATGGCATCACGTGGACAGCTTTAAAAAAACCATACGTAGATAGGAAACCCGATGATTATAACCCTAATCAAGGTAGAATGGGTCTTCATAAAAAAATGTCAAAGGACATATTAAATGAGAAGCCGGTTATAGATTATTCAACTTCTGCTAATATGGCTAAACTTCAAAATTCTATAGTACGAGGAACTGAATCTATATACATGAACGGTCAACTATTATCTGCAGATGACTATAGCATAATTGAAAAAACTATTTATTTTAATTTTGAGATATCTGAAGATTCTTCTTTAATATGTGATTATTCTACATTAACACATGTTGAAGTATTTAATGAAATACCGGTGGGTGAAATGGACGGTGTGAATCTAACATTTACATTATTTTCAACACCTGTGCAAAACACTGAGTCGATCTATTTTAATGGTGTAAGATTATATGAAGGAAATGATAAAGATTACATAATAATTAATAATATTTTGCAATTATTTTTAGCCCCAACTGAAAAAAGTAGCATAAAAATAGACTATCATGCTGCAATTTAAAAAAACATTAAAATAATACATTTTTTTAATAAAACAGCCCCTAGAGCGCATATAAATAAACTAGAATAAAGCAAAAACAATTATAATTATACAATGGAGAACACTGAAAACAATAAAGATTTAGATTTATACACGACAACCGATTTATATTTGTCAGCGTATCTTATAGTAAAAGGTCACAAGTTTTCAACAGAAAAAAAGGGTAGAAAATCCTTCTTTTCATTCAACAAGACCCCTAATTTAGATGAGCATGTAAATGAGTATTTGATGGGTGGAGGTTCAACAGAACCACTGCAGTACGCTAATTCCATCAAGAACTTAAAAAACTTGCTATTTAATAGATAATAACATTTAGGGATTATTTTCTAATATTTTTTATTTACATATTTTTCAAATTAATTTTTGAAGATAGATTGCACGCATTTTAGGTTTACGTACGCTAAAAAAAACCATAATAAAATGGCAGAAATAAATAAAGTAGCTAATTTAATTAGCATAATTAAACAAACCGATCAGCAGTTTTTAGACCCAAAAGGTATAATGTTGAAGGATATTTTAGATGCATCAGGTGCAAGTGCACAGGATCTTTTTGATATCTTAAACGGAGATAAATCTGTAGAAGGTTCGGTATCTAAAGCAGTATCGGATGCAGTGATATCAATAGTAGACGGTGCTCCTGGACAATTAGATACTCTTAAAGAGATATCTGACGCACTTGCAGGAGATGAAGCTAGTACAGCAACACTTCTTCAAGCTATTGCAGATAACGCAACAGCATCTAACAGTAGACATGATAGCTATGTAGCTTCACACAACGAAGATACTGAAGCAAAAGAAGCATCAGTAGAAGCAGCTAGAATAGCAGAAAAAGCAGCAGTAGAAGCAGCTAGAGTAGCAGAAAAAGCAGCAGTAGAAGCAACTAGAGTAGCAACGGCAGCGTCAATTCTTGAAGAAGAAACTCAGTACAGAGCTAATCTTGATCAACAAACAGATGCATTAGCTGACGCAATTCTTGAAGAAGAAACTCAGTACAGAGCTGACTTAGTAACTGATACTGAAGCAAAAGCAGCAGCAGTAGAAGCAGCTAGAATAGCTGAAAAAGCAGCAGTAGAAGCAGCTAGAGTAGCAACATCAGCGTCAATTCTTGAAGAAGAAACTCAGTATAGAGCTAATCTTGAAGCGGATAGAGATGAAAAAGAAGCAAATGTTGAAGCAGCTAGAGTAGCAGCAGCAGCAGCGATTCTTAAAGAAGAAGGTGAGTATAGAGCAATTATTACTTCAGAACAAGCTTTACAAGATAGCAATCATTCTGCTTTAAAGACAAGTCACGAATCATTGGATACTTTTGTAAGAACCAATTTAGATCTAGATTTAGATGGAGATGGTGCTTATGATAAATTATCTGAGTTCTTAACATTTGTTAATAACGCCCAGCAAGCTGATGCAGATTCAATTGCTAAAGCTGTTAAAGACGCAAGTGACGCAAACGTATCACTTAAATCTGAAGTAGATAGTGATATCAGTGATCTTGATGCTAAAGTTGATGAACACCAAATTATTCAAAATGATGAATTCACTAGAGTTGATGGTAAAATAGACACTGGCTTAACAGCAGCAGATGATAAACTAGAATCAGCTAAAACAGAACTCTCGGCAGTTATTAAAACAACACAAGATGATTTGTCTGAATTTGTTGGAGAAACCGAAGATCAATTTAAGACGGTTAAATCAGAAACTGCTTTATACAGAGATAAGAATGATCTTGAATGGTCTAACTTAAACGATGTACGTGAAGAAGAAGCTACTGAGTACCAAGATTATAAAGACAAAGACAGCGAATGGAAGAAGATGATGCAAAGCACTTTCGAGGACGAACAAGCTGTGACTTCAAAAGAAAGATCAATGATGATGGAATCTATTGATCAATTGGTTGATGATAAAAATGAGGATAGTGTCAACAGTATTGCTGAGATATTTAATCATATTACAGAAGTGGCTGATTTCAACGTCATGAACATTCGTACTAAAACTGATATTGATTTTACGGCAGACCAAGAACAAGATGGAATGATTATTCCAGCCGAATCAATTCATCAATACACTTTAAGTGTTAAAATGAATGGCGTAGAAGTATACGAAGGAGAAGACTACACAACTACATACTTAAATGAAAGAGTAGTAGGTATATCAATGGAAAGGTCATTAAATGGCATTTACAAAGATGGTGGTAGATTATCTATTTCAGGAAGAGTAGGAGAATTAAAACAATATGAATTTAATTTAACTAGCCCTTTTGCTGGACAAGGTAAATTCGTAAGACCTATAGAAGGTGAAAATGATTATGCTTCTGCAATCGGAGACTTCCGTAGTAAGGAGGTTGCAACATTGGATCCACTAGTAGATCCAAATTCAGAAGGTTAATAAGATACTTTAAATAGTATTATTTTCTATAGAGGCGTGTAGCAATACACGCCTCTTTTTTATACATAACAATTTTTAGATTTGCTAAACATTTTACCTATTACGTTTTAGGTTTTTTAATTTATTAGTAATAATAAACATATTAACGATGTCTTGTTTTTCTTTACTGGTCTCTGACTCATTAAATTTAAATATGTAAGTACCTGTTACATTGCTTATTTGTTTTTCAAGATCTGCAATATTTATGTCTACTATTTTCATATTGGCTTTTGATATTTCATATTCTATTTTAAGTTCATCACATATTACAAATAATTCTAAAGCATTTAAAGTTTCATAAGCCAAGCTGGCTCTTTTAAATATATCTTCATACTTGTTGGTTTTATCCTTATCTGGATGCGTTAGTTTGCATATATTCCAGTATATTTTCTTGAGACTTTTGTTTTCAGGATCACTGTGATTATTTTCTAAAATGCTTTCTTTATCTTCAACGTTTGGATTCTCATTAGAATCAGGTTTATCTGTTCCTAATAATTCCTGTACGTCATCTACGTTTTTAGCTACTTCATCTAAAAATTCCTGCCTGGATTCTTCTACTATTACCTTTCTCCATTCTAAATCTGATTTTAAAAATCTAAATTTCTGAATTAAACTTTTATTTTTTCCGCTTAATGATTTCATTCTATAAGTTTATTACGTTTAAAGCCTCTTCTATTTTTTTTAAAACCATATTTCTTTCTTCTGAAGTATTCCATGCAAAAACAGTTGGCATTATAGAATTTGCATCAAATAAAACTATTTCATATGACACTGGCGTATCATCTGCTTTTTCTTTAAGAGACTCGTCGTATTCTGTTTCACTAGGTTTATCAGATCTTATTTCTAACCTATATACGTGTTGAATATTTATTAAATCGTAACCTTCATTGTGTCTAATTTTTAGCCATCTCATATCTAATGTTTACTAATTTTTAAAATCTAAATAACATACCTTTACTTTGCAGTATTTAGATACCCCAGTTTCACCATTAATGTGATCTAAGGGCTTTTTTATTTTTACAGATAAGATACAGTATTACGCATAACAATTACATTAGATTTAATTAAATCTCGTGAATTATATTATTTTTTTATTACGTATCTTATTCTGGTTGTTCCATAAGTAGTAACCCAATCGGGTCCATTTAAACTAACTTGCCCATCAATCTCGTTACTTATAGATTTTCTATAAATAAATACACATCCAGTTTGCAATTTATCATATATACCAAGGGTAATTTCATTTGGCATTACGGTGTTATCGCAATAAACCACAGTAGCTTCTCTTATGTCTAGCTTTAAAAAATCGCCTTTTAGAAAAACTATATTATTTAATTCTTTACAGAATCTAGCTTTGGTATCAAGCGCACCCTGTAGCCGCTTTTCAGAAAGCTCTATCCCTACCGATTTAGCACCAGTCTTTAAACCTATATGACAAACCATTTTACCTACTCCGCAACCTAGGTCGTAAAACACAGCTTTTTCATTAAACTTGTCTGGAAATAATTCTAAAATAGAATCAGTGGCCTCTTGTGTTATTTCTCCATAAGTGGCGTGAGAACCTGTTTCTTTGAATTTTTTCTTGTCATTCTCAGATAGTAAATATTGAGATTTATATGCACTTTGCTTGTATATAGCATCTAGTATTGCTTTCATTATTTATTTATTTGTTTTACTACGGAGTAAACCTGTTGTTGATAGCGGGCTAAACTTTTATTGCCCATTCAGTTCCTTTGCGAGGAGCGTATATTGACCTTGTCCTGCCTCGTTAACGGTGACTTCCAGGGTTGCGCCTTGAAAAACTAGAGTCAGAGGTTTTCCATAACCACATTGATATTTCCAGCTTGTTTTAAAAGGTGTTGCTTTGTATTCTATCATCTCTGCATGTTGATTAAAACCTGGTGCCTGTCTCATCACGGTTAGGTTGGTTAAAGCATCAGCCTTTTGCCATCCACATGCGCTGATTGCAGTTGTTAATAATATTCCAGAAATAGCGATTAACGTTTTGATTTTTCCACTCATTATAGTCTTGTTTTTAATCTTTATTTATCTAAACCACTACGGGGCAAGCAACCAGAATTCCACTTGTTGAAAAAATCTATGGGTTTTAGGGTCTAGTGCATCTGATCCATAATGCTGTATTTTAGGATTAGTTACAGCAATCATTCTCACAACTAGGTCCTGGGATCTACACAGCTCAACGAGCCTAGACATTGGGGTCTCCAGGGACTTTGCCTCCCGCATCTCTTCATCTCTTTGATTCCACTTTGAACTCATCTAGTAACCCGGATATTTTTTAAGTAGCCCTTTAGCAAATTCCCACATTGCATGCTGCTTGTCACCGTGACCCTGTGTTGTCCAGAACTGCCATCTGCCTCGGGCAAAAGTTGCGTCATCAGCCCGCTCCATACTAGCAATAGCGTGTCGGTTTAATATAGCAACTTCATCCCGCTTGTCTAAACTGTTGCCACCAAGTTTTCCATTGTATATTCCAACCACTCCGCCCTGGGTATACTCCACTGTTTCTTCCCCTGTTATGTCTAGGTCTAGATGAGGTAGATACCTGTCGCCGGGTCTCAGCTTTACCCTGTAAAGTGATGGCCAAAAACCTCGTTTAACCCCGGCTAGCACGCTATAAAAAGGCCAGTATCTCTTGTCACCAACCCGGAGTTGATATATGTCACGCCCAGTGAATCCCCACTCCTTAGCAAAACTCTCTACTAGGCTATAGGGTTTACCGTAACGGTTTGCTTCAACCAGTGCTGCCTCCTCCTCTAGGGAATCTCTCCGCATCCGGTCTACAATGGCTTCACCCTCCCCTAAGAGTCGTTGAGCAGATTCACCTCCACTGATCCATGTAAAACTATATTGATAGGCATTAGAGATATCGTTTGTAATATAGAATCCATATCTAGCACCAATTCCAGAATTACCAATCGCCTCCTCACCGCTAAATAGTTTAACGTTACCCCGGGTTAAATCTGGCATATGACTACCATGGTAATAGTATCCATCCGGGCTGGCCTGCATTATCTCCGCCCCAGTAAGAGTACCTCCACGGCTACCTCTCTCTGGTTCCTCCTCTGTTGCGCTCTGTATTAACCTTTGTCTAAGACTCTGTTTAGGTTTAGGAACAAGTAGCGTATCTACTTTCATTGTAGGCCATGATTCGTTTAGTTTAAGATATGTCTTTAGGTATTTCATTACTGGATTATTTATCTAAACTGCTACGGAGTAAAACAAGAGTCCGGGGCCGTGAAGACCCTGCCCTCGCCCGTTTATTATAATAATAATACTTCTATACCTAGAGAGAAATAAAAAAAAGATCAGGATAAACCTGCTTTAATAACCTCTATAAGAAAACTTCCACTACGGAGTAATCTCTAGAACCAGAAACGGGTAGATCTAGACAGGAACCCGACCCAACCCTATAAG